TGAAGCACGGAACCAACTACGATACTTACGGCATGCAATGCAAACTAAGAGGACTTGCTGAAAGATATAAAGATGACGAAGGGCATTACCTTGTAAGCGTCCTTACCACTAACGACCTGAACAGTGCAACCATAAAAGACGTATCAGAACTGGTATTTCAACTCGGAACCCATTAATCGCAGAGTGAGCCGGGAAACCGGCCTCTGTCCAAGGCGATGAAAGGATGATGCAAAATGTCAACTCTACAGTATAAAAATAAAACAGTATGTTGTTGCTGTGCAAACTGCGGCTGGAAAGGGATGGTTGAAGACCAGGAAGTGTTTTGCCGAGAGTCGAGGGAATGGAACAATAACTACCACGAATGCCCCCAATATTGGTTCAGTTGGAGTCATTTCGAGAATTTAAAACCAGATAACGCAGAGTGACGGGGCTAGTCCCCTGTAATGCCCCCGGATACCAGGGAAAGGATGATTTGTTTGCAAATAGTAATTGGCTGGGTAGAAATGGAACCCGAATTAATTCGCAGACGTAAAGACGACATCGGGGAGCAACATATTTTTTGCGAATCGCCCGTTGCAAGGTCGGCAATGTGGAAAAACAACGGCACAGAATCCGATACAGAAAAAGCCTTGCAATATGCGGGGGCGAACGGCTATCAAGTTTATGTGTATGCCAATGTCAAAAATCCATTAGAGCAGGCTCGTAAGGATGCAGCGCGACACTGGAATCAAACTAACGCCCTGTAGCGGGAGCCGAAGGCTGCGGTCACAAGCACTGATAGCCAGTAATGAAAGGATGATGCAAATGGCCACCGGCGAAGCGTTTATGCGTATCCATCATGCGCGAAGGAACGCAGAAAAAAGAGCTTCCGCAAAGAAGATTGACAAAGAATCGTATCGCAATCTGCGTTGCGAACTAGTGGCACTGCAGACAGCGGACAGTGCGTTATGGGCAGACCTTACACTATCAGATGACTTTGTTGAGCAAAATAGCAAGGAGTACAATAGCCGCATACAAGAGTTGATCAACGCGATTTACTAACCGACAGAGCACCGGGGAGCAATCCCCGGTAATGCGGCAAGCGGGGGCGCAAGGCTGCCGCGTAAGAAAGGAGGGATTTAATGTGAAATATGTATGTTGTATCTGCGGCAAAGAACTGAACGAACTTGACCTGATTCCTAATGATGAAGGCAGAGACATTTGCCCTTACTGCGGTAAAGATGATTTAGAGCAGATTGCTCTGTCCTAACTAGGGTCATTTAGAAAGGATTGATAATATGGCCAAGAAAAACGAAGTGCAAAAAATAAAAAGGCTTGAAACGGCTATCAAAGCTACTATGGATAAACTTGGCGACAAAAACATTGAAATTACATCACAACTTCGAGAGGAATTATGCGAAATGCTTTTTGATTCGTTGCGTGGATAATCCCCGGCCTAGCCGGGGTAATAAATGGAAAGGATGGATTTACATGACACTGCAAACACTTGCGAAATACTTAAATACTGATGATCTTTGGCTGAGCGGGAAAGATGACTTCGGATTTGCACACTATGAAGGAAAAGAAGCCTTAGAAGAAGCGGTGAGTCGGCACGGATGGCGAAAGGTCATCAAGATTACCCCAGGCGATAACTGCTTGGATATAACAATTGCTTAACCACCGCCTGACGATGACATTGAAAGGAGCCAACAACATGCCCGATAAAATCATAATCAAGATCCACCCCAGCAGCAGCGCGAAAAGAAAAGCCGCCAAGTTAGGCGGCTTTTCTTTGTGTAAAATAAAAAGCCCTAGCCCATCCGGCCAGGGCAATCATCTACCTCACTCTAATCAACCCATGCTGCACAGCCAGCAAAGCCGCATAAGTAACCACATTATCACGCCATTTATAGTAAGTATCTCTCTCTATGTATAACTCCGCACACGTTTGCTTCCAATCTTGATTATCTTTGTATCGCCTTTGCATAAAATCCGGTATTGAACTGCCAGCGAAATGATTATAAGTCCCACCGATAACCCCTAACCACTCTTCTGGCTTTAAAATTGCTTCTTCCTGCTTGCCAAGCATGACGGTAATACATTTTATCCTATCCGCTAATAAAACGCCTCTAATCGCCGTAGAATCGCTTATAAAGGCATGTCCTCCACCGCCTGACATATCCGGCTTGCGGCTACCGTATAACTGATTGTCTCTGACCTCTTTAACTGCTTCTTTGATCGCGTTTTCGATACTGATATAATGCTCTATCCGCTTGCAAATAGTACCTTCGAGTACTCCCATTAGCTAGACTCCAATGTAGACAATAGCGCAGCTTTGCAAATCGCCTCAGGGACCGTTTGGCATTGGGCGGACGATCCATGCCAATTATGCTTTGGGTTGTTATGATAAGGACACGGACCATAATTACAAACAAACTTTACAAGCCACTCACCATGATTAAACCGATACAACTCAGCACTTTCATAATGCAATTCCCGCATTTTTTCAACAACTTCCCATGCATAACTTATATCTGTGCTGTAATATTTAAGTGGATTTTGCGTCTCTTTATCGTACAAAAAATCACCATTAAGACCAAAATCATCATCAGTAACTATATCGCCTTCAATCTTTACGTGAAATACTTCTTCGGCGACAATAATATCCAGTTCTCTCCCCGGCTTCATCGCCAATATCTCTTTTTTTGTCATCAGTCACGCCTCCTTTTTCGGGAAATGCTTGTCAATCAAGTCTCGCAACTTCTCGCATTGATATTGATTAAGCGGTATTTTCTGATTGCCTGTTTCTATAATAATATTAACACCGTCATCTTCTTTCCTAACACGCACAAACGTTGTTATGTTTGTTCTTCCGAATAAAAAAGCATACTCACGATGACCTTCTGATAATCCAAGCGTCACAATCTCAATTAGTTTCTTTTTTTCTTCTTGATCTTCTAACGCCTTAATCCTAGTTGTTAAATCACACGAATCACATTTATCTTTTTTGCTCCAAAACATCAATTTCCCTCCCTCTTAAAATCCTACGCCAATTCAAATGTCTTTTAACCTGCGTCATTCTGGTGCGAATTTTGGCTATTGTGAAGTTGTTTATCATGCCAAGTTACCGCAACCGCATATGCACTCCATATGTCAGCCTTAAATCCATAAAACCAACCAGGTGCCTTTTTAGTTCCAACTGTGCCGAATCGATCAAGCAATGCCTGTCTAATATTGCTGTCTTTTGCTTTAGTTACTCCGCATATATTTATTTTTACGTCTTTTCGATAAATTAGAATAGGTTGCATCCCCTTGGACTGTAGTGCTTCATAAAACCTTCCAATCCATACACAAGTTTCAAATACTTCCTTTCCTACAGCCATTCCGTACGATGCAATCATTTCTATGGCAACATGATCGCATAATCTAAACGCATCATGATTTATAAATGCTAATAAATCATGATTATTTAGTTTTCCAAAGCAATCAGGCTTTAGATTATCATCAGTAACAACATGAGCAGATTCTACATTTCCTGGATCTATAGCTAATATCAATTCCCAACCTCCCTATACAGTCTGCACCTAAACTTTTTAGGCCTTGTGTAGCTGAATTGTTTGGCGCAGACTATTGTTTTGTCGTTGATTAACGCTGTTAGGTGATAGCATGATTGGCAGAGGTATTTATTCATGCCCACGGCTGCAGGATTGTTATGGCTTTCATGGCTGCCCCTCCGCTACCTGTTTGATCGAATCTTTCCATGCGACTTTCGGACGGCCTTTGAGCGCGGCATATAATGCCCGAATCTCGCTGTCACGTTGCTGATCCTTGATCGCTAGCGCAGCCAGCGCGACTTGCTGACTATCCTTTAAAACGCGCTGGTCAATTTTATTCATTTTACCTAACCACACTTTGTCGGTAACATAAGACTGAACAGCCTCAAACGTCCTGATAGCATCCTCCTTGCCGGAAAGCATCGGTTCCATACTGACTGATGTCGAAAAATCAAGTCCATATGCCACCATCAAGCACGCAATACGCTCCTTTGGCAAAGGCGATCCCGGTTCCCAAAACCTTGACAAGTCGTCGTCGAGCGTGCCAATCGTAAATCTAAATAAGATTTGGTCTTTGAAATGTTCCAGTGCAAATAGCAACGGCTTAATGCAGTCCATTCTTGGCTTTGACACGACCAAAACATTGTTACCGTTCCGCAGGGTTTTGGTCAGCACATCAATTGATTTTTCAAGATATGTTGGCGTAATGTCGTGGATTGTCGGGAACATGATCACACCATTTCTCTTTGCCATGCCGTTAGGGAAAGCGTTTTCTCTGACTGTTTCACGTTCCCATTCGCTTCTGTCGGCAATCCGCTTGTATCGCAGAGCGTGAACGGTTGCATAGCAGTACCGGCATTTATTCCGGCATCCTAGTCCTATGTTCATTGAGTGTTCAGACCATTCGCGGGTTCCTGTTCCTGTTCTTGCGTCGCTAAAGTTGGCTTTCATGGCTGCTCACCTGCCTTAGCAGTGGTGTCGCCGCTCCCCAGGGCTTGGCGGGCAATGCTACGCATCCAATGGGCGCATTGTTTTGTTAGTTGCGGCTTACCCGGCCCTACCACTGTATACATTCCTTTTTCATCCGGGCCACTAACATCAGGATAGAAATAATGACCCTCTCTTTTTGCTATCCGTTCCAGTGCCCCCGTCAGTTCCGCGATTCTGGCGTTAAGTTCCGCAATCTTAGCATCAACCGCCTCCAGTCTGTCAATGTGGTCGAGCAGGGCTAGCAGAGTAGTGGGGTTTATAACCAGGTTAAGCGATACGCAACCATTGCAAACGCAAGTGTCGTATGTCTTTTTTGTTTTTTCATGTTTTTTAACATACCGTGCCGCCTCCCGCAGGGCTTTTGTGTCAATCATTTCGATTCCTCCAATTCATTGCGAAGCGGCAGAAGTCCATCCACGGGCAACCCGTTCCGCAACGATCTTCGTCATATTCCCACTCATATTCTTCAAGTTCAAGACAGACAGGAGTTTCGTTTGACTGCGCGCCTTTCAGAGCCGCCTCCCCTAACTCAGCTTTTGCCGACAGGGATTCGATGAGGTCGGCAATGTCTGCGCAATCACTTTCTGTTATCTCAGGAATTTCGCATCGTTTATCACAAAATACTTGATTATCGTCAGAACATTGACAAATCGGCTTTGCGCTTGCTCTAAGTATTTTTATCGCCGTATCCTTGTCAATCACGCTGCTCACTCCTTTGCGCACGCCCAATTTGTAAAAGCTATACAGTTTTCCTCAGCCTTGCAGTACTGCCTTTCCTGCTCGTCCGGACATGTAGCACACGGACAATCAGGTATCCGTTCATATCCTGGATTAATAACCACTTTAGTCATGACCTCTCCCCTTTCTACTGCCTGAGAACAGGCTCATCGTCTTCGTTTGTGGTAGTTCTCTGTATTTGTATTTTCGGAGTAAGTCCTAATGCCAACAAAGGCCATGCAGATTGTGTCACGTATATAGCAATTGAGATTGCGCTATAAAATCCAATAAAGACTAATGCCATACAAAGATTATTCACGGCTTTTCCTCCCTTGGCGGCTCCGGCAGCTTAACAGTTATTAAATCGCGACATTTACTGCAAACATAATCAAGCCATTTTCCGGAATAACCACCAGAAAAATACGCCTTACCTTGACACTTCGGACACTTTATTTGGAATGGCATTTTCTTTTTCATTCTTCAACCTCGGAAGCGCATTTGCCGCACCTGTAATCTTTATCCGTGCTATCCCAAAACCACTTATGACGCTTGCATTCAACCATTTGCTTGATGGTTGGATTCATGGCTGTTCCTCCCTCTCAACAACGGCCAATCTCGCCCTCATAAACAACAGGCACGTTGTTTGATATGGTTCATCGATGTAGACTTTAAGGATGTGAGAATTCTTGCACTCACAACTCCTTAAGTATCCGAATATGCGATATTGGCTTTAGACTACCTATGAGGAATTGAAACCTCCACAAAACATTCACTATCCCACCCGCACTTTCTACAACGATAACTCCATAATGTTGGAGAGCCATGTTCTGGACGCTTATCGCGATAAATTATCTTCCCGGTTTTTACATTTCGGCCAACAACGCAATCATAAGTCGTTAACTGCGTGATTCTATCGCTGCCACATTCTGGGCACTTTGTTACTTTGTTCATGTTTCCCCCATCGCCTCCGCCAAAGCGTCGATAGCGTCCAATATTTCAACAAGTACTTCCAGTGCCTCATTTTGATGGGTATCATCGGTTGTTGCTCCCCATTTTTGTTTTGCACTTATCACCGCATCTGCCGCCTGCTCAAGCCGGGATAGGCGGTTCAACTCATCGGCAATTCGTTCCCTGTCGCCCGGCATAATATCGCATAGCATTCGGAAAGACCTTACCGACCTGTCCTTCGGCGAGCATGCCACAAACGATTCCCTGAGGATTTTTTCGAGATATTCTACTTCACTCATCATCTTCCACCTTCCTGACTCCATCCCAATTAAACAACCAAAACACTCTTGCTAAAAAATTCGTCCTCCAATTCATCAACCATCGAATTAGCCTTTCGGATTGCTCACCAATCACAACAAACAGGATTGGGCAAATCCATATTGGCGACAAAATCAGATCGATAATCAAAATTAAAACCTTCCATTTTTTACTGTCGACTGCTTGGCTGTATATGGCAATTCTCTTTTTACTCACAACCGCATACCTCCGATCAAATCCGGGTTGTCGTGGATGTTGCCGCTCTCCCTCTCTAAAACGATAATGGACAATATCACCCATCCGTCAAGCAACCCGTACATTGGTCCTTTAAGTACATGAGTGACAACCGATTCACATTTTCTTCCCGTGTACTTTAACTGCTTTCCTGATTTCATTTCTTGCACCGAGAACTCAGTCTCTTTAAGAATCAAAATGTCGCCAGACTGATAATCCCTATCGTTGAACCTGATTTCATAGGTTTTATCTCCGTTATAAACCGCCTCGAATACTTCTGGGTCGGTTTTTAGTTCGTGAACGTTTGGTGTGATTCTACTCATCAGCCGCTCTCCTTTCCGCTGAGGGCTTCTCTTGCTAAATTAATCCAAAAACTATTGTCTTTGCTATAATCCTTTGCTGCATCTGACGATAAAAAAACTAAACGCTTCTTCATTGCTTGTAATGCCTTCACCAGCACCGCTATCCTCGCGTCCCTGACTTCAAGTATTTCCACCAACCAAACAGCAGGGATATGTACCGTAACGACATTACAAAGCGATTTTAGCTGTTCAGTTCCCTGATCCGGGTCATAAGCATAATACGGACAATAATCTTCGACTGATTTTGAGTTGGCGGCATCCAATGCCATGTTAAGAAGTTGGTTTTTATGCTCAATCTCTTTGTAGGCATCGGCTAGGCTATCCAGCTTGAATTTTACTAGGGACAGTTCCGCTTCACAGGCGGCGAGTTGATTTAATATTCTAATGTTGCCACACATCAACCTATTGACCTCTTGCCTCAATTCCCCGCACTCTTCCCTCAGCTTGCAAATCTCAGTTTCGGTCACTTCAATCCCTCCAAATACCGCTTCAACGACCCCAAGCTATAACTTGGCACCATCGCATAACCCTTGAATCGATGCTCTCTAACTACGGCTGTTGACAACCTGATTAATTCATTTCGCTGTGCTATGATTTTCTGTTGTCCTTTAGGCATTGCCCACAACATGGCGACGAAGCAAGCGCAGAAACCAATCATAAGAGTTGTTGGTAACCAGTACCAGGAAATCATTTATCATCACCCCTTGCCACTACGCAAACCATCATGCAGCGCATACTAGCGTTTAACAAATGATCCTCCGTCCGATCACCAACAGCCCAATATACCAAGTGCCTAACCGCCCGCCATGCATGTTCTCTTGCTTCAATCTGTCGCCAATTGTCAACTCCATACTTTTCTGCTCCTTTTGTCAGCCCTTTGGACAGGTCAATCAGCCATTGAGGATCTAGATAGCGGAATTCATCTTGTTCTGATGCTTGTTTACCGCCGGATGGCAAGGTTTCCGTTTCTTGCTTATTTGTCAGTTCCCATAGCGAATGATCTTCGTCGCATACGCTACATGGACGTTCATTTATTTGTTTCGTTAACCACGTACATTTCCAGCACGGTTTTTCTTTTGACATACTTATCACCAATTTCACTCTCCCAACAATTTCAGATTGCCGCCTATTTTCCCAATTTCCTCAAACTATCGCCTGTAAACTCTACAAAAATGCTCGTTGACCTTAACCGATCAATAACTCTTGCCGCATACTTCCCGGCTAATTCTGTAGGTGTTAGATTGGTTGTTATAATCGTCGGTCGCATGCGGTTATATCGTTCGCTGATAATTGCATCAACCTTAGTCAATACCCATCCTTTCTCGTATTCCGCTCCTAAATCGTCTATCACTAACAACCCGGTATCTTTTAGCCTAGTTTCAAACGCCGCCCATTCTTCTTTATTGGTTTCTTTGAGTGTGAATATCGTGTCTAGCAAACTTGCCATTCCGACAAATTGCCCTCCACCACCTGCGTTAAGATGTTGGCGCAATACCGCTACTGCTAAACTGGTTTTCATGGTTCCAACTGGGCCAGCAAGAATTAACCCTATGCCTTTTTTTGCATGGTCACTTAACTTGCTGGCATACTGTTTTATTGCCGAATATTGAAAGTTTATTGAAAGCGGTATTCCTCTAGCTTCCATTGTAGAAAACTCGCAATCCTTATATCTGTTAAAGATTCCTCGCTTTTCAAGATCAATTTCTACTGTTTTTTCAGGTTGGAAATTCGGTTTCCCATTTGAATCCAGATTCAAATCCGGTATTTTTCTGGCTACCCAATCCCGGATATCCCCGACTTGAAGTTTTTCCAAACAAGCTACCTCCTTCTATGTAGTCCTTCCAGTGCTTGTCTCTACCGATGAAAGTCGCAGGCAGTTTTATAAATTGTGGTTCTTTACCCCTGCACACAATCGCATAGTTTTTTGCACCAACAACCATTTCAGCAGGAACAGCCTTTTCTTTTAACCTAGATTGCCATTGTCTAAACGCCGTAGGCTTAGATTCTTGTCTAGGGTAATTCGCCCAAAATTCTTCGAAGTCTGGAGTATATATAACTACGTTCTTTTCTTTCTTATCTTTCTTTACTTTATTGTTTGTGTCACACGGCTGACATGCGGCTGTCATTTTGCTGTCACTTTCGTTGTCATCGTTTTTATTTCCGACCTGGTAAGACTCCCAATTTACAACGGTTACAAGGCTATACTTGCTGTTACTTTTGATGTCCAAACTTTCGTTGCCTTGCAACCATAGCAAATATTTCCAAAAGGTTGATGGATTCATTTTTATCTCTGATGCGCCTTTGAATCTACCGGTTATAAATTGTCCAGGAGCAAGGACAATTTTTTGTATTCCTACCATTTGCTCATGCTCTTTATAACTGGCTTTCAACAAACACCAAATCCAAGTTTGGAGGAGATTGGCGTTTTGTATCATTGGTTTTTCAATCAAACACCTTGCCAGTTTTATGTACCCATCCGTTGCGCTCCCCTCCGTTCGTACAATATGATGATTTGACTTTACTATCCCACCCCACTGCTTACATTATCAAGGATACATATGCAAGCAGTGGGGTGATAGTGATGGGGTTAATCTCCTAAAGAATTAATTCCATGGAACGTCCTCATCTGGCGGCATAGACTTGCCGAATCCGCTGAATGAATTAGGTTTCAGTTTCTTTAAGGCTGGAACCTCAACGCCTTTCCTGATTTCCTCAATACTTCGAGGTTTATCGACATACAGCCTAGTGGCGATTGATCCGTCTTGTTTTTCGTATTCTTCCTCGCCGATCACTAAACCGATAAGCTTGCCATATAGAGATTGCTCATTGCTATTGAATGTGTAGCCATTATTTGATTTTTCAACTGCTGTAATAAAGGCTTTGAAAAACGGCAACGCTTTTTTTTTGTACGATTTGATGAAGTTAGCCCCCCAAAACCCTTTACTGTCGCTGAGTTGTTGGTAATAGCCTTCAAATTCTCCAGCGGCAATGTCATATTCAACTTTCAAATATTCTTTATCGGGGACATCCGTAACCGATACAATTCGGCAAATATAACTGCCGGGAGTAACCTTTTTGAATTCTTGAACGTCAGATACTTGCGATAAGTCGATATTTTTCATATAATCATTCTCCCTTTGTTTTATGTGGCGGTATTGTATTGCAATTAAATACTCTTTTGCATTTTGGGCAAACATTCTTCCCGATAGTTGTAGGCTTAAAGTTAGTCCCGCACGAACAATTGATATTCATATTTCGTAAACCTCCAATTTTTTAATAACTTTGTTCAAATCGTTTTCAATCTCAAAATCTTCAAAACATCCCATAGGACTTTTAGCTGTTGAATTTTTTGATTGAGTTTCAAATATGTGATTTCCATTTACGCATTTTGCAATTAATACAGTGGTAAACTTGCTTTCCAATACAATCTTGTCCAGTTTCTTACCGCTAGTCTTAATCCTGGTAAACATAAATCCGCTATCGTCGCGCTCTGTTTGTGTGTGGGCCATAAAAACAATAGTCAGATCATCGCGATAAAGATGAGAACTGCTCACCAACCCCCACACAGATGTTGCTAAGTCAAGCCATTTGTCAAATCCCTTTTCCTTGCTGCGCTTGAACTCATCGTCAATCATCATTGTGTTAATTGTGTCGATTATGATTGTTTTGATGTGCAGCACTTTATCAGCAATCCCTGCGATAATTGAACTAACCTTGTCAACATCACTTGTCTGTAGATAGTTTTTATTATCTTTGTTGTACTGGCTTTTCCAACCCTTCCACGACAATCCTTTGCGGTCAGAATCAATTATGTATGTTGTTTTTGGATCTAGGTTCCGCAAGGATGTTGTCTTGCCTGCGCCAGATTCTCCAGCGATACAAATAACTCTGCTCATCTAATATCAATCCTCTTCCCAGCGGTAAGGCGGCAACCTTTAACCTTCTTGCCAGCCTTCAACGCTTCTTTAATTTCTGCATTATTCGGTGTAAACGATTTCGGAATAACAGTCAGATATTTAGCCGGAATCAATTTTTCATCATCAATAACGAGAGCGGGAGGATTTGCTTTAATTGTCACAGCAAATATTGGTGTTTTGATCTTTTCCAGCTTCATAACTTCCATCTGTTGCTGTAGATATGCCTTAATTCGCTCTATATTGCCATCAGTTGACTTTTTTCTTGCCTGTAGTCTCTTTATCTCTGTTTCAAGATATTTTGATTCAGTGGTCAAATTTGAATGAATTACAGATATGCTATGCGCCTTTTCTTCTATGGCGCATTCGATCGATTCTAAAGTGTCAAGCAACGCCTGATTATCTAGTTCTGGATTGTCAAGCATATCTTGCACTTTCAGGTAGCTTTGCGACAGTTCATAAAGCTTGATTTTCTTCACCTTCTTTGTTTTTGATCAGAGTAAAATATGTGTTCCCGTTGTATTGCTTATTGTGTTGCGTCCATTCCGGATCGCTTTTATCTATGTTTTCCTCTCCCGGAAGTTCAACAAAAAGACTTGGCGTCACTTGAATTCCTTGGCAATAAACTCCTAATACCCCAAACCGCCAAGCCTCTTTAATCTGTTTCGCATATTCCTCTGCCGCTGCCGCTTTATCCATTCTCATCATCTACTTTCATAAATTTTAATCTGTCAGGCGGTATGTCGTGCCTTGCTGCTATGATCGCTCTGCCTCTGGATTCCTCCTCGCCAGGAAAACAAATAACATCCGTAGTTAATGTCAATCCGTTGTACTTAAACCAAATCCTGTGCCGTTTAACGCCTGTAGTGTGATTAAGGATGCTTTGCATTACCGGGTTGAGGTGATCATTCATTCCTCTTCTTCCTCCTCCTCCGGCTCGTCAGGTGCGCCCCTATACGTCCGTTGATAGTAATAAGGCTGTTGCGTTATGTCTAAATCAGGCATTGCTTACACCAACCGCCTTCGCAATCTTTCAACCTCGTTATCCGCTCTAACCGCTCTTCCAATCGCCCAATACCTTTCATCATCGCTTGTTGCAGTAACAATTAGCAATCTCGCTAGGCTGTACACATTCTGCTGATGCCATAATTCGCGGGTTGTTGCAGGCCTGTTAATTGGCTTCATGGCTGATCGTCCAATTCTGGATGATAATGCCGCCATACAATCAGATCGTCAGTATCGAAGTAATCTCTTTGCCTGTCACGGTTAGGATTATCGCCATCGCAGAGCAATTGCGCTAGGTTGTCTGACATTTTATTTACCTCCCCGCATAATCCGTATAAAATCCGGATATATTGTCATTAGGGTAACTTTGTGCTAAAATCAAGTTGATTATTTTTTGATGGTCGCCTATACAAGGGCGACTTTTTTTAATCTCAGTTTTCCTTTGTTGATATTCTTGAATATCTTTGATACAACAGTTTTTTTGCTTGCCATGTTGGATGATTCTATCAGCGTCATTAATAGACTGTGAAACTGTAAGCAATATTCTCTTGGCGGTTTATATCCTCTCTCAGAGTGTCTAATCATTCCTCTGTTCTCCGGCAACTCAATGCCCATCGCGATAACTCTGTTTCTGACTGTATCCGGTGAGCATCCAATCAATATCGCTGTATAGTTCATTGACGTTCCACTTGCTATGTACTTTCTGATTTGCGAATCAATGACAGCATAATCATAGAGTTGCTTGCCCATCACTTCATCGCCATCCGCGCATAATAACCGCACCAACCACCTGCAAACATTAACGAGAGTATGAGAAGCAGACAGCCTAGAAGGTGGATGTTTCCCGCGGTTCGCTGCCCGAAGAACCGGACGTTTTTAATCTCGCGGATCGAGGATTTTGTCAATGTCTGCGGCCTCCTTTGGTTCCCAACCAGAAACTTTGTAGTTACCGTCGGCATTCAAACATTGCCGGCAGTTTATGCATGAAAATGGTTTGGAAAGATGTTTGCAACCGTGGCAATTTTTATAATTTTCATTCACTTACTTTCCCTCCTCAACTCCAACCATACCGCTACTTTTACTGCCAGGATGATACACGCCATCAAAGTTGCAACGGCCGCTATCAGTTTCACGCCTAACCCTCCAAATCTCATCTAATTTGGCATTGCGCTTGTCTCTTCTTCTTGCTTGTGCTTCTTTTGATCGTTTACCCATGTTTCACCGCCTTAATGCAAGCAACTGCTGCAAAGTGTGTGACTTTGATTCCCCATTGTTTGCAAGCCTCAATTTTGGCTAAAGTACCATTTGATGCTATAACCGTTGCTGTTTTGCCATTGCTGGCTGTTACTGTGTAGGTCACGATGCGCTAACACCTTTGAGAAACTTGTTAACAAAGTACACCTGTCCTTTACCTGTCAATTTTGGTGTTTTGTTGATGGTGATATGGCCATCTGAATGATTGACTGTAGTTTCCTTAATCGTGAATAATCCAATTTCCATAGCTTTCTGCGTTGGCATGTTGTAGTCAGATCCGTTGCGGTTAATCAAATAACCATTTTTACGCATCCAGTCAAACAGGCGATTCTGACCGATATCTATTCCGTTTTGTTTGAGAATTTTAGCCAGTTCACCGATAAGGATTGAAGTTTTGCTGGCTTCTACTGAATCTGCGAAGAGGACTTTTGGCTTTGTCGCTTCAAGCTGTGCTGTTGTGACTTGATGCGCCTCAATCTCTGCCGCATAGGCTCTTAGAGCGTCAGGGAGGGTTTTGGGGATAGGTGTTTGAGTAAGTTGTTTTTCCATTTCGTTGAACGCCTGGATGTATCTGATTTTCCATGTCATTGCCCTATCGCCAGTAAATCCCATTGCTAAAAGGGTGAACCCGTCGCGGTTCATGAGGTAAATTCTTTGAGACCGGCCATAGCTATCAGGCTCTGTTGTTTCTAAGAACATCAGTCCAAAATTGGACACATCTTTTTGAAGGCTATCAATATCCCTTAAAACGTGTTTGTGTTCTTTGCCGAAATTCTCAGCAATCTGTCTACTACTTGCTGTTGCTTGTCCATCTTGGATGGTGATTAAATCTTGCATTGCTTGTCCTCCTTTGTTGTAGGAATTTTCCCTCTTTTGTCGAAGTGCTTACTGCGCCCAGGCAGAAAGGAGATAAATGGCTATACTGTCACCAACCGTAATAGAGGCTCAAACTGCTATTAAGGTTGCAAAAATCCAAGCAGCAGCAACAATTGTGTCTTCCCTGATACAAAACACGGAATTGAATGAGCATAATGTTGAAAAAACACTTAGCGTTTTCTCTGTAGTACTAAACAAGTTAGATCAAGTAATACCTAACAAGTAACTATTTCTTAAGATTTTTGATAGCCTGGGCGCAATTTAATAGAGTTTCCAAATAATCGAAGCTTCTATGTTCAAGATCAACTGCCTTGTACTCTTCGACTTCTTTGATAAATTCCTGACACAAAAAATCTACTGCGCTATCAAACTTTTTATTTAGATTTTCCATTGTTTACACTTCCTTTTTATTCATTATTTTCTTTGGAATTTTAATCCATAATGTATTGTCGCAGCGAACACTAATCCGAAAACGATAGAGCCTATGACTTCGTTCATGTATTCATCCATTCTTTTGGCTTGCGTCTTTCTAGCCATTTAATATAGTCTGTCTTGTATGCCCTTATTGGTTTACCGATTCTAAAACTCAGTATTCCTCCAGCCTCTTCTTTCATTTTCATCATCACGTAAGCTTGCTGTGTTGTGATGTGCAAATGGCCTGATATGTGTTTTGCGGTTATAACTTCCGGCAATTCGTCTAAGGTGAAACTGTGTTCTGCCGTGCGCGGTGCTTGCATATTACACCCCTTTTTTTATTCCTAAATATTCGGCTATTTTGTCCTTGTAATTGTCGCCGCTTTTCTCTCCTTTAAAGATGTACGAAACGTATGCAGTTGATATTTCGAATCGTTTGGCAAGTGCAGTCATTGTAATTCCTTTTTTAAGCATTGCTGATCTTGCTTTTATCCCAAAAGCCGTGTATTTTCTCACTTGTTCACCTCCGTATTATTAAAATTATCAAATTTAATAGTTAAAACGTTGACAATCAGCAAAAAATATTCTAGAATAAACCCATTGATGAGAATCATTACCAATCGTTCCCCAACGATTTTTTTAAAGGACTATTCTAGGCCTCTGGTTTTTTGTTGCCGTTTTTAGTCAATCGCTTAACTGTTAATGTAAGTATACTATCACATTTGGTAGAAGTCAATATGTTTTCTATCATTTTTGATAGTTATTTTAGGAGGTAAATCAATGTCATTGTTTAAGAGAATTAAATCGCTATGCGATAATAAAGGGATTAGAATAGAAGAATTAAGCACCGGATTTGGTTGGGGTGAAAACTCTATTTATAGGTGGGACAAAAATTCACCATCTATAGACAAAGTAAAAATGGTAGCTGATTATTTTAACGTAACAATTGATTCCTTGTTAGCAGATTCTTATACTAGGACGGAAGATGAAAATGACCAAGAAGAATTAAAAAAGTTCATCGCCAGAAAGGGTAATGAACCGTACATAATATTGAGCGCAAAAGCTAAAAAACAAGGTATTTCTCCGGAAGTATTGCAAAAGCTAATTGATCTCTATACTAAATAAAATAAGAGCAGCGCGAGGCTGCTCTTGCGTTAATTAAATCGTATAAAATTCTTTAAATTCTTCCAAAAATAAAGGATCAACAACATATGTACCGTCATTAAGCTCTAGCCAACAAATGCAACCATCAAGATCAACAATAATAAATACTGGCATTGTCTCCACTCCCCGAATAAATAACATTTTTGAATAAAAATGGTATTTGCTCCAAGCAATAAGAGCGTAGAGGTGTTTAGCTTATTCAATCCTCCTTAAATAATCTTTCTGGTTCTATTTCAAACACGTTTGCCAGTTTTTGAATCTCATCCCTTTTTAGGGTGTGCCGGTGTGTTTCAATGTCGCTTATTACGCTTCTTGTTTTTATGCTAGATTTTTTGCTAAGTTCTGTTTGCGTCCAACCTCGTGCCATGCGAAGCTCTTTTACTCTGTTTGTTCTTGCCATTGCGAACGCTAAACACCATCTACGACAATAATATGCTCAAAAACTAGGCATAAAATTATACTTAATACGAGACACAACGGGATAATCCTGGCAATTTTCTGCAAATTAGTTTATTTTTTTAACAAAATAGGAATTTTGTCCTATTTAAAACAAAAAACACTTACAATTAATCAGAATAAACAGATGCAAGGAAGGTGTTTTGTTTATGGCATCGATTTTTAAACGTGGTGAAAATTGGGCTTTTGTTATGGACTTCGGCAAAGACAATCAAGGAAGACGAAGGCGGATAACCAAAACAGGATTTAAAACAAAAAAAGATGCAGAAATTGCTTTGCATGAAACAAAACAGATGCACTATCAGAATAGGCAGCAAGACATTCAGAAACCATCCTATGAACCATTAATACTACTTGATGAACCTCAAATAAAACCACGGAATCTTAAAGAATATCGGAATATAGCTATAACCATAGCACGTTTCGATGAGAATAACCCTGCAGTCAAATATTTCGATAATCTCATTGCTGAACAAGGAGAATATGAAGAAGTCCCTGTCGATGAAAGGCAAGTCCTTCTTTTAATTTTAAATTTGGCAAATAAAGAGGACGTTAGGCGCGATGATTAGATAGGAGGCATATATGGCAAGCTTCTACAAACGGGGTAAAACATGGTCTTTCAGTATTGATATTGGCTTCGATAAGGATGGCAAGCGCAAAAAGAAAGGCGTTGGTGGTTTTAAGCTAAAGAAGGATGCCGAAGAAGCAGCCGCGCAATTGTTGCTAGAATTAAAAGCTGGAACCTATGTAGACGAGGAAGATGTTTCATTTCGTAATTTCTCTAAGATGTGGTTTGACGATTATAAACTCGGCAATGTAAAAAAAAGTACTATCAGAATAAGGAATAACGAACTATCGATTCTATACAAATACTTTGACGGAATATCAATTAAAGAGATTACAAGAAAGCAATATCAGGATGCATTGATCGACTTACTAACACAAGGATATGCAGAAAGCACAATAGAAGGCGTCCACTGTACAGGAGGGATGATATTTGCAAAAGCTGTTGAATTAAAGGCGATAAAAGAAGACCCAACTGAATATGTCCGATCGCCTCGCAAGCAACAAACGGCTGAAGAACTCGAAAAAGAAGAAGAAGAACTGCCTAAGTTTCTAGAAAAAGAAGAACTGGCAAAGTTTTTAAAAACAGCACAACGCGCAGGACTTAAAGATGATTATGCTATTTTTCTTACCTTGTCATACACCGGAATAAGAGTTGGAGAGCTATGTTCTCTTCGCGATGTAAGCCTAAATAATAATGATTGTATAATAAAGATAACACGAACATATTACAACCCAAATAATAGCATAATAGAATATGAATTATTAACACCAAAAACAACAGCATCGCGAAGAACAATAAAAACTAGCAATAAGGTTTTTGTTGAGTTAATCGATTTATTGAAAAGACAAAATATAACTAAGATAAAATATAAAGAAACATGGCACAATAAAGGGTTTATCTTTTGTGTAGATAGTCACCCTGGTTATCCGATATATCCTAAATTAGTGGCAAATCGTATGCAAAGATTATTAAAGTTATCTGAACTAAACACAAACTTGTCGCCTCATTCTTTGCGGCACACACACACATCGTTATTAGCAGAGGCTGGCGTAAGTCTAGAGGCAATAATGGAGCGATTAGGCCACGAAGACGATGAAACAACAAGGAAAATATACCTGCATGTTACCAAGGCAGTAAAAAAAGAGGTCGCCCACAAGTTTGACGAACTAATGGACAACCTCTAAAAATTTAACTATTGCGGTAACAAAATGGTAACATTCGACTAATTATCGATTGTCGACCGTTGAAATTACTAGGATGCACACCGAATTGCCAGCATGGCCGCCCTAACTTAACAATTTAAACAGCAACAAATATTGCAAATTACATCAACAAAAATAGAGAAAATAATTCTGCGTGTGCAAAATAAGCAAATATAAAAAAACAAGAAAAACAATACTGGTAACATTTCGGTAACATTTCAAATAATAAATTAATACAATCATATTTATTAAAAGAAGGAATATAATGTTTTTTATGGTAGTTATAATTAGCATTTTATTTACAAGGAGTGGCTAGCGTGAAAAAACAATTAGTTATCCTGGTTATTTTATTGTTAACTATAACATCAACAGTTAATGCACAAGATACCGAATGGAAGGACAAGCAATATAATTTTAATACTGTAAAAACAATTCTATTACTAGAACCTTCTGTTGGTGAAAAAGTCGAAGATCCATTTGCTAAACAAAAAATTACAGAATACATAGAAAAAAGATTGCCTAAAAATATAAAATTCATCAAACTAAACGATGCTATACAAGATGCTATAAACAATAAAATACTAACGGAAGACGACACAAAAGACGGTAAAGTATTCCTTAGTCTATTTCTTCCATATGCTGCAGGACGCTATGATGCAATGCTAACTATTCGTTTGCATGCCATGTATTATTCAGATAAGTTCCAACAGGGGTTTTCATATAATTACACGACATATAATGCAACGCACGTAACCGGATCTAATGGCTATGTGGCTACCATTCAAACGCCACAACAAAACAATGTAAATGTACCGGGTGGTTATAGAAGTTTCGCAAATACAGCAATGGAATTTGTATTAACCGATATGAAAACAAACAAAATGATATGGGGATACACGGCAAGCGAATCAGACATGGAAGCTGTTTTATTTGGAGCGACAACTGACGGACTGGCACAAAGCATAATTAAAAAGGCTTTTCGAAAAATGCCAGTTGATAAAGAATAAAAAAACCGCCTACCAAACGGTAAGCGGTTAAAGAAAGGAGGCAAACTATAGACAACCGTCAAATAGTATTTGGCGGTTTATTTTAATGCTAGATAACCAACAGCAAGCAAAAGAAGGTTGCGTTCGAACTTCAATTTATTGCGCTCTCGTTTTACTTCTTTCTCGTACTGTGTTAAAAATTGATTTGCCTTCACTAAAGAGTCCTGAGTTTGAACGATTGATTTCTCTGCTAGATTCAATTTCTCTGACAATAGATTGATTTGTTTCTCTGACTTCAACAACAATTCGCTGGCTCTCTCTAACTTCTTCGCTTGCTCGTTGTTGTTGATCTCCAGCTGATTGAAGATTTGTTCTAGTCGCGTCAATTCCTGGTCTGTAATCTCGTGAGCCATACCAATACAAGGCGACCATAGCAATAATAACAGCAATAACGATATAAATAGTTTTCCTTTGATTTTCAATAAGAAAACGACCTCCTAAATCTGCTTATAAGCACGATTAATATTCCGGCCTTTATGTTTCTATGCAAAAAGCGTAAAAACGAATGCGAGTGCCAAAATGACGATAAAAAGGCCAATCCATACTTGCGGCTTTGTGAAGCTGTGTTTGTCGGCTTTTTCCTCAACAAAGTCGTCTATTTTGTGACCAAATTTATCCAATTTGTCATTCATAGCTTTGTACCCCCTTCACAATTGCTTCTGCTGCTTTATTTTTCCATTCTGTCGAAGCTAGTAATTCTTCCTCTTGCAAGTTGGTAATAAATGCAAGTTCAACCAGACAGGCCGGACAGTTGGTATGTTTTAATACGTATAATCCGGAAGACTGCTTAACCCCCCTGTCGGCCAGTCCAGTTGCTTCAACTAATTCGTCTTGTACGCATCTAGCGAGATATGAAGATTTCCCGGAACCATCATAAGCCCATGTTTCTGTTCCGTGAGCCTGTGGATTAGTTGCGCCGTTGCAATGGATGGAAACAAACAGGTCTGATCCCCACGCATTTGACAAGTCACATATTTCTTCCAGACTATCAGATTGGACAAATTGAACTTCATGGCCAAAATATTTAAGCAAGTCGCAGACGGTTGTCGCGACTTCTTTTACTACATCTGCCTCTTGCAATCCATTCTGTCCGATTGCGCCAGGGTCGATTCTTGGACAATGCCCTGCATTAATTGTGATTCTCATAAATTTTCCCCTTCGTGTAAATTTGGAGTATTGGTTAATGATTGAGCTTTGCGAACAACGGCAACCTCGCAGTCGATAATAAAGCCGATGATTGAAGCAGGAATGATAATTTTCTTCCAACCCAAAGCATCACGGGCAATATCGATAGCCTTCTGCCGTTTCTGTTGATTCTCCATGTTGTCAGCTGCTCGATCAAGCTCATATATGATTTTCTGCAAAGCTTCTTTAGGCTTACCGTTTGGCAATCCTCGATAAATTACATGGGCAGCTAAAACCAAAGCGGCAATAGCGGCCAGCGCGCCGATCACAGCATACGCTATTTGTAAGTCGCTCATTTGCTTGACTTCCTTTCAAGTTTCATCTGCTCATTAATCATCCGCATTTGAACCGGAGTAACTTCCAGTCCAGATTCATGCAGAATTTTTCGCAAACTCTTTGACGCAATGTTGTTTTTGATGTAGACTGGTCTTGACAAGTGAGATTTAGCGGTATTGTAACCGGATGAATAACCGATTTGATACGCTATCCCTGCGCATATTGCGATCACAGCAACGGAAAACACCATGAATACATAATGCTTGTTCATATCTCCTACTTTCTAAGCGCAACATATGCGCCCAATGCAAAGTTGATTAGCATCACGCCGCCAACAAAGTAATTGTATGATCGTTCGATTGTTGCGACTCGTTCAGCTATTTTAAGCTTTTCCTGTTCTTCAATCTTAGTTCTGATTACTGCGATATCGACAGCCATCTGTCTTAAAAGACGTTCATTGTCATCTGGCACGTCATCACCCTTTCGAATCGGAAAATTGGATAGGAGAGGATTTTATGCTTTATAAGCAGAAAAAAATTATTGTTATTTACTTAGTATGCGTAATCATTGCTTGCGTCTATGTTCCTTGGGAGGCAGTAGCAGGAGAAAATATTAGAATGCCTGCCGGATATGCATTAATTAGTAATCCACCGATATTTTTTACTTTTTATACAGAAAATAAAAAATTAAATACTAAAAACCCATATATCGAAGATGTTCCACAAGCAAACAAACGGTACATAACAAACGTTGATATTAATAGATTATTGATAGAGATTGTTATAATTACCGCTACTTTGGGGATAGCATACATTCAGACGATAAAAAACGACGAATCTTAAAAAAGAAAAGAGAGGCTATATTGCCCCTCTTTTCTTTTCTCGTTTATATGCGTCTGCGGCCTCTTTCATTTGCCGACCTAATTCTTTTATCTGGTTCTCATGATCCTTAATGCGCGACTGCTTTTCTTCTTTTGATAATCGTTGATCTTTTTTTATGTCATTCAAAACGCTATTAATACTCTGTCTTTGCCTAGACATTGCCGACATATTTTGTTTGAAAACCTCGTCAACGTTTATAGGAACATTTTTAACACCTGCAAAAACCTGCGCTAATGCAGAGGCAGGACTGTATTGCCTGCCCATTCTGTCAACATTGCCGCTTAGACCGTCTCCTAATTTCTCGCCAGCATAATTATACGGCAACGGAAAAGATGGCCCCAAGGAATTCCAGGCATACCGTGCATATTCGCCAGCCTTTTCATTGTTTGTCATTCCGGGTTTAATGACTTCCTGCCCTAATCCGTTGCGGCCAGTCTTAATGAGTTGCGCCGCATCAAACAAAGGATTACCTAATGAAATATCATTCGCAAAAGGCAGGATATAATTAAGATCGATATTGTTTTGCACCTTTTGCTCTTTACCGTTTACGATGCGTGTCCCCTGTCCGATTGGCAACAGTTGGCGCGTTTGCAGGTGTTCGGGAAGAATCTTTTCTCGATCAGCGGTATTGTCCTGATTTTGTAGTTTAGTGTACTTGGTAACTTGCGCCGGGCGTTCATACAGTGCTTTGGCTGTCTCTTTTGTCGCAAAGTATGGAAACTTAGCAAATGGAACAAGACCGCTTCGCGACAATGAATTAATAATATCCGGAGCCTGCGAATAGTCAAACAATGCTCGATTAGCAATGTCTGCGGCTTCTTTTATTGTTTTTCCTTCCTCGCGATGATATGAATAGACAACAGCACGCCAAAATTTATCAGGTGCGCCGAAAGCTTCCATAGCCTTGTCGGCTACTTTTTTAATTCCGGTAGGATTTTCGCCAATGATATTGCGCAACTCCTGCTTATTCCACACATTACCAAGGATTCCAGTTTCGCGAAGTTCGCGAAGAATAGGAGCATTTTTTCCTTGTTCAGAGAATACCTTCGATATTTTGAACATTTGCTTTGGCATTGACTGAAAAGGGACTTTACCAAATACGTTCGCCATCGGGATACCAGAATAGAAGTTTCTAGCAATTGCGGAAGGAGAAGCGAGTTTTTCAACTTTCCACCACGACACCATCTTTTGCAGAGTGGCATTGATATTATCTGGCTTAGTTCCCATCGTTCCCATTATCTGATTTGCTACGTCCTTAGGAACCCATTTGCCAGATAATGCACCGTATGCCTTTCCTTCTGGTATTTCAACATACTGCCTGCGTGCTGGCAATGTCCTGGACAAGTCGGCAGCTTCTTCCGCGCTTTTGCCAAACATATTATCAACGGTTCTCAAGAATTCATCCTCTCGAATTGTCTTCGATGCGCGGTTGAGAGTATCCATTATTTTATACTCTGGATCCTTTATTTCTCCCAGCTTGCGCAATGTATCTTCTGATAATACTTGCCGCTGCGTAAACTCTTTAACATCAACAGAATGAGCGCGGCCAAATCCTTGCCGACCGGGAGCAGTTGTATCGGCTAAATCCTTATACGCTCTGCGCCATTCTTCCGGCGTGCCGTTTTTACGCAATGCTTCAAGAAACTGTTCTGGATTTTCATACTTTCCTATTGCTCGACGCAAGTGAGAACCTTCTTGAAACCTAACAACTGCTTCGTCACCAAGTCGGCCAACATCAGATAATGTATTCTGAATCTGCAAATTCCGGTCAATTACCTTATCGCCGATAATTTGTATTGCCTTTCTAAGGCCTGGTTCAGGAATGTTAGACAGAACTTCATCACGGAAAGCATAGTCAGGGATGGATTGACCTGCCTTTTTTGCGACTCGTTGCGGTTCTTGTAGCAGATAGTCCGGTATTTCTTCTCCAACATCGCGCAAAGTATCAAAAGCAGTAGGCTTATCAATGGTTCCTGCCTTGATATCTTCCAATAGCTTACCTTTATTGAAAGAATTTAAAACAGCGTCTTGAGTTTGTGGTGTAATTGCGCCGCCTCGATTCGCTCCCTGGATATAATCATTTAAGACAGTCGCTTGATCACCGTATTGCTTTTTCAATCCTTGAACTTCGTCAACGATATCTTGACCTTTTACCATATCAGAAGCGCGACCTGCTCTAAATGCATCCTGCGCCTCTTGGACGCGATTAATACCTGTCCAGTCCTCTAATGCAGCAATAGCCTTTTGCCCACGCTCTGATCCTTTCGCAGCGTTTACAGCAGGGGTTATAAGGTTATCGGTTAATCCTACAGCCTTAGAGCCTTTAGCTGCACCTGCAACAATCTTGGCCGGAGTAATAACATTTAGCGGATCAAGTAAAACGTCTGTAGCAAAGCCAGCAACGGCGGCAGTAGTCGGATTCTCTTTAACCCAATCTTGGTTGAAGGTTTCTTTCCAGCTTGTATTTTCCTGCCAGCCTTTTTTTGCCCCTTCCAAAAGTGGTGTATCATCTTGATAAGCCTTTACTGTTCCGGCAATAGCTCCGCGCGGCTTGTCTAGGTATGATATAGCATCCAATGCGGCAGATGCAGGTTTAAGCAATATAGATCCAACATCTGCCGCTACGTTATACACTTTATCGGCTAATGATTCTTCTTGATTATCTAAATATGGGTTTGATGGTTGCTGAATGTAGGGATTGTTGGACGAAGCAGGAGATTGTTTATCGACATATGGATTTTGCGTTAAATATGGATTGGACAATATTAACCGCCTCCTGTTCTATCGTCTATCGCTCATTAAGTCTCGAACCCATGTAAGACCGCTCTTTTTTGTCTTGTCAAGAAATGATCCGCTTTGATATCCGGTATCTGGATCGTATACGTCGGGAGTTGCAGGGTTTTGTTCTGCAACAGAATTCGCGCCAACAGCAGCTAAAAGAGCGTCAACGTCAACGCCCTGATTAATTAATTCATTCGCTCTAGCTTTGATTCCTTGCGCTATTTTAGCAGGTGCAACTCCGCGAGTTATCGCTTCTTGGATATAACCAAGTTCTGTTTCTTGAGCATTTCCTTGCTGCTGCAATACGTCTTGCTGTTGACCTCCGTTAACATCCGGGATAATACTGTTAATATACGGAAGTAAACGTTGTGCCAATTCCGGATTCTTAACACGCCTGGTCATAATCGGTCTGCCCATTACATCGGTTTCCCCTGTCGCCTCGCTAACTGTTTCGGATGCATCTTTATAAAGAGCAAGTAATTGGGCAGCATTATTACCGCCGCCTGTACTTCTTGTTCCTGTTGATCTTATTTCTTGTCCCCTAGCGGTTATATCTTGCGCTCTCCTGGTAGAATCAAGTTGTGCCTGTTGAATCTCAGTAATTCCCGGCTTGCTCCTGTGAACCTCCGTATACTGACCATCCGGAGTAACAGCGTAGGTTACATTCTCGCCATTTTCCTGCACCGTCTGGAAGTCTCTAGCTCCCATCTTAATAGCCTGGGCGACTAACTGCATATCCGCAGGCTGAAATCCGTAACGATTAGCCAATGAGCGATGTTTTGCAGCTGCTTGTAAAATCTTGCGAGGATCGCTCGACCCGAACGCCTGATTCAATTCTTCATCTGCCTGTGCAGCGTATCTGTCGGCAGTTTCCTTGACTCGCATACCGGCTATTTCTTGAGCCTTTTGATTAACGATACTATAGGCTTCTTTTGCAGAATATCCTGCTTTGACCATATCCTGTATAGATGCTTTCATCTTTGGCGCAAGATCACGCATAGCTTCTGCGTTAGTACGATAGTCGCGGTTGACTTGCATAGTCGGAGGCTGTTGCGTAGAAGGTTGCAAAGCAGGTTGTGCGGATTGAGAAGCGGATAGAGCCTGTCTAAATGGCGTTTGCTGCTGTGTTGTACTCTGTTGAAATGCAGCCTGTATAGGCGAGGTTTGCGAAGGTTGTTGACTTAACAGAGCAGATTGAAACGGCATTGCCTGCGCGGGTCTATTGCCGGATAGCAAGCCTGTTTGATCAATGCCGAATTGCTGTGGTGCATTATTGAATTGTTGTCCTGCCGATAACAATCCTTGCCCTGCTCCGGCTGTGTTTAACCGTGTGTCTGTTTGCGGCTGAGTCAATGCAGAATCAACGTTTGTCAGCGCGTTAGCCTGCGCTCTTTCTTGATTGCGCTGTCCGATTGCGCCGACTATCTGCGCTAATGCGTCCCAACCTGTAGCTTGTGGTTGATAGCGTCCCCACATTAACGACACCCCCTAACCGCGAATCCGTTCGCAAAATAGATGTTTTCGCCAGTGGTCTTAAAGTCATAAATCAATTCTTTGATGGGGTTAATCTCGACAGAGCGAACAACTTCGCCACGCTTTAAGCCAACCAACTCTTTGCCGATTAATTCAGCAGGAAGAAAATCGCCTTCGGTAGTCAGGAAAGGCTGTGTTGATGTAGGCCTAACTTCTGAACTATCAGTATTGATAACCATGTAGTCATTAGGCGATATTTGCGGTTCTTGCACATGAATAACGCTTTCTATTCCGTGAAGCGAATAAACCTTGTCACCTACCTGAATTCGTTCAATAGGTTTATTTCCATCAGGGCAAGCAATCATTGTACCTGCAACAAAACAAAGCAATGCCGCCGATCCAAGAGAACCGACCGCATTCCATGCATTAGATCCTCCATCGCTCTGCGTGGTAGTGGTGCTGCCTGTCCCCATACGACCGCTGTACATTTGATTGAATAGATCACTGGTATTGTTTGCTAGAGAATCAGATGTACTAGACAATCCAGACAACATCGTCAAGAAGTTGTTTAAATTGCTAGTGTTATTGGCACTCGCATTGCCTAACAATCCGGAATAGGTACTTTGATCACTTGCATAGTTTTTAGCTAGAGTATCAGCAGCATTTTGCGATATCTGATCTAATGCACTGCCAGTGACAGAAGAATTTAATATTCCCCTTGAACCAAGGCTGTTGATTGCACTGCCTACCGTTCCTGTTAAATCGCTGTTTAGAGCCTGTTGTCTAGCAGTTGCATAGGAAGACGGAAGATTGCCGCTAAGCAGGCTTGCATAGCCACTGTTGATGTCGTTAGCGGTATTGTTATAGTTGCTGTATACGTTGCCAGCGTTACCTGCTACTGTGTTAGCAGTTCCAAGAAGACTATTAGCTGTACCCATAGCGGTATTAGCATAGTTAGTTGCACTACCTTGCAATGCTGCTTCTTGTGCTGTCTGATTGGGGATTGATCTTTTTGTCGAAGAGCTAGATCCACCCTTAAAATCAACCATTTGTAGATGCAGACGTTTTATTGTATCATCCGGTATGACTGTCCATGTTCTCACTAAATCACCTTCTTTTCCATGATCCAATAAAATGTACCGTTTGGTCTTATTCCGCTTAATGCTATGTTTGGCGTAGATTTCGTTAATCGCATATAACCGGAAGGATCACGAGAAGTTGCTGTTCTGAGCATTTTACATCCTCTCGCCTTTGCCATTTCCACGCATTTGTCATGCGCCCACGTGACATTTTCTGTGCAGGTGTGGTCAATCTCAAACACATCACCAAATTTATGCCAACAAAAAAAGCCCTTATCAGGCTCGTAATAAATTTGAAAGCCGGGAAGTAATTCAAACTTCTCGGCTTTCTTTTCGTATTTGGCTATCCATTCACTCAGTTGCATTTTCTACTTTATCCGGTATGATAATCGGATCGTTGAACTTGCTTAGACAATCAAGGCACTTGTACCAATCGGGGCCAAGCTTTGGATAAGGAACAATGTTTGTACTCCAACAAAGTGAACAATGTATTTCAGACATTCCCCGACTCCTCCTCTAATGCTTCTATTTCCGCATTTCTATTTGCTATTGTAGCCAAATAAGCAGTGGAAAGGGCAGTTAATTTTGCCTGTTGGCTTGTTCCATCTGCAGCGAATACAAGCGGTATAGAATCCTTGTATGCATCAAGCTTAGATTTATATTTAGCAATAACATCCGCTATTTTTTCATCAGCTGTTTTTTCTCTGATTGTGATCATTGGCGTTAAGCACCTCCATATCCGTCTGGTGTTGAAAAGTCTGCACCCCATAACATTCTGGCCGATCTATCTACTGGAATTTCAATAGCATCTACAATTAAAAAAGGCGTACCTTCTGGCACGTCTTTTTGCGCTAATTCTTCTATTGTGCCGCTATAGCTAGGAGCGGGGATAATTACGGATATTGTTGTTCCATTTGGGTAGATTATTCGTTTCATAAACAACCTCCATTAAAAAAGTTAACAGAAAACAGCAATATTTAACGTTGGCGCGTCTGCCGCAGAATCGGGAGAATAAATATTCCAAGTGGCTATCCTAACGTATGTGGTTGTATATCTGTCAACAATAGAATTCATGCGAGAATTACCACCGGTTCCATCCGAATCCCTACCGGAAATCGCTATCGCAGAAAAGTTATTGCTCGGCATGGCGGTAATAAAATTAACGGTGTAATCGCCGGTTCCGTTATCGACAATACTTGATATATTACCGCTAGCGCGTATATAAATATTTCTTGTTATATTACCGCTAGTGGTTAAACTTGTACCTGCTATATAGGTAAATACATTTGCGTTAACTACAGTATCAACAATATACGAACCTGCAACTCCAGTTCCGGATGTTGGGGATAAATTCACATTTTCACCAACATTTAAACCATGACCAGTCATAGTGACCGTTACACTTGTACCAGTTTGCGAATATGTTCCAGTTAAAGGGACTCCATTAAAATTAACCCAAGCTCGACATGCGTAAATAGGAGCGGAGCCAGAAGCGTTCAATTCTGCCTTTATAACATTATTTATCTTTAATGGGTTGCCATCCGATCTAGTGTATTTTGTACAATAAACAGTCGTTCCGTCAGAATAATAACTAGCCATATCTCCTGAAGCTGTTGTTATATCGGCTGTGCCCGGTAGGTTGTTATTGGTCGAGTGGTGCGCAAGCGTTAGTATCCCGTCGAATACAACTTCTCTACGCATTCCTGCACCTAACGTAACCGCAGTAATAGCGGTATTTCCTGTTATGTGTAAGAAGTTTCCTGTCGCGGTTGTTAAGTTAATAGTTGATGCAGAGGCTATTGCAGAACCAACAGATTCATTTAACACGCTGTCAACAACAATTGAACTCAGGTTAATTAGCGCGCCTCCGTCTGTCGTTCCGTCATGCGTATGTCCTGTGGATTCAGAAATAAACGTACTTAATTTAGTGTAAATCGAAGAAAATTCATTTTTTAGCTTAGTAAATCCTGTCTGCTTACCATCGCCACCAGGAGCAATATTTAAAGGGTTTTGCGTTGTCCAACTCAATCAGAAATTCACCTCGCTTACGTTAGTAACTAGAGTTTGAACGGCCAACCTTCCCGATGATCCGCTTATTCTGGCCTCTAAATAATCAAGCCTCTTTTGTAGATTCTTTCTTATTCGAGTATATTTATCTGACACAATTGGCGATTCGTCACCATATATCTCTGATTCATCGCCAAAAATATCGCTGTCCGTAGATGAAAACATATACGGATATGACTTTGTACTTAACTCTAAATTTGCATTTCCAGGAACAAAGTTAACCGTCATATAATTGAAGTACTCAAGGATATATTTTTTCAATGTCGGAATATGGCGTTTTGTAATGAGCAAGTAGTCAAAATTATTACCATCATCAGTATCTATGGTCTCATCGATTTTGCCTATTTTATTACCGTATAAAACATACACATTGTTTTCGTTTATCATCACATCGTTAATCTGATAGGCAAACGTTCTGCGTGTCCAACTGCCTGCAATGCCATTCACCGTAACATTATAGTGATACATATAGACGAGTTTGTCTGATTGTCCTTTTACCCATATTTGGCGTTTACTAGGAACATGCCACATATGCGCCCCTACATCCGAATTAAGCACAAACCACGGGTTTATAAAATAACCAGGTGCAGGATAATCTACTTTAACTGCTCCGTATGAATCAGTGGTTGTGAATGATTGAATGCCATCACTGCCGCAAAAATACGCTACATTGCCAACGGACAGGCCGCAATTGTAATTATAAGCATATACGTTATCGGCGGCAGCAATTACAGCCACGCTGTTAAAGTTATTCTCATTAACAATTCGATACGGTGTACCACTTGACTTAATAACGATAAAATCCTGCGATAGTCGCATTGTTGCAGTAATTACGCCTGCATCTTTATAGCCAACATCGATAAACTGAGCGGAAGAAATGTCAGACGGATTATTTGTCCATCCGATACGATCACCGATCGCAGAGTAATTCACAACATCAGAAAAGATATTATAAGCTCTGACTCGACCAGATACAACGCTAACATGGTGAGAATTTGGCGATCCCGTTGTAGTTGCTAATGTAGATCCATCATACTCCTGAACTTGACCGCCACTAGCAATCAATGCATAAGTATCATATAAACAAAAAGCAGGCCTATACGTGCCTGTTAGTGTGCCTATATGCGTTTTTGTTGCAAAGTTAGTTGTGACAGTATATAGTTCTTGTCCGCTTACAACCAAGTAAATGTCGTGTACTTTATCATAAAATCCTGCTGTCGCTTCTTCTGTTAAGTCCAACTGAGTGACTACACCAGGAACTACCTGAGGTTGCAAAACCTCGCCGCCGTACTCCCAATTATAGGCTCTTTGTACACATGCATCAGGTATTGATTCCGGTGTTCCTACTAGGCATTCGCCGCCCATTAAATTAGAAAGGGTAATTGGGTGTGACGTAGCGTTTTTAGCTTGGTATGTACCCATCCATTACCCTCCCTTGGCTTTAGCGAATGCATTGGTGTCTCGATCCAAAATGTCAATATCCTGTTGTACATTCATGCTATTGTCTGACTGTAGGCGCGTGCTGATATATGACGCAACAATATCTGCGTACTCGTCAGGGAGGGGGAAATTATCAGACGATGAATTTACTCTAGACACTTTAGTTGAATATCTGAATTTAACACTGGGAGGCGCACCAACAGCCAAGGAAATAGTTGAACCCATTGCATTAACTGGATATTGAGAAGTCGGCGGAAAGAATGCGAAAAAATCACTCGGCTTTGTTATTGTTCCTGTAATTACTAATTCTTTTATAACTTCCGGATCTTTTGACGATACTCGCAAGTTTTGAACATAGTAAATGCCAGGATTGGTATATGTCATTAACTTTGCGCTGTCGTAGTCGCTTGTGTCGCTATTCAGAAGTTGCAAGGCGAGTGCATGAATATCAGATATTTGCATTATTAATAATCACCTCTGCCGCAACTTCCGGAGTAGTAACCGTCAACAACCGTTACGCCTGTCTCAATATTTCCTAGTAGCTTACCAATTGTAGAGTTATATTCAGCCACCAAATCAAACCCATTCCCGGATAAAACAGCAACGATATATTGCACCAATAACTCTTCAACGTCCGTCTGATAGCCGCTATCGTCCGTATCTTCCATGTTTTCTGTCTCTGGAATATAGGTAATTTCATAGTCATATGATTTGTCTGGGATTGGATAGAATTTAACAACGTTTGTATTTAACAAATAGTATCGTCTCGGTTCTCCGGTTCTTGTTTTATCCGGTATCTCAGATAAGGATACCTTTGTTACTGGGTGTTTATTTAAACGAAAGTCAATAATCTTGATTGGCTTCTTAGCCATTGCCAGAGACTCGCCAGCATTTACCGTTCCAGTAATTTCTTCCGATAATTGCATTGGCATATGGTCAAGTATTGTTTTGCGCAACAACTTATTCCCTTTGTTGTATCTATCCATTAATTCATATGAATTGAACACGTCAAATCCGATGTTTTTTAATTCATAGTTAGCACTAAGCAACAATTCGTTGATAATCGTCAATTTGTCACCTCCAATAAAGGAATAAGGAGGGGCAAAGCCCTCCCGTTACTACGATGTAAAAGTTACTACGCAAGTTCCACTTGCTGCTAATCCCGCAAGTCCTTGCTGTGCTACCAAACTAGCTGTTAATGTAGCCGTTTCAGCATTTAACCATGCAGCAGCAGCACCGGACAAGGTGACAGATAGCACACCATCAGTCATGAGATGCGCTCCTGCTGCTGGAGATATCGCGGCTGTTCCGGCTGTTGATGTGTCAGCTACGGCCAAAGTTATTGGTCCGGAGTACCATGTATGGCGTTCGCCGTCTGCCGTTTCAAGAGCAACAGAAACAACCTGGCTCCATGCCGCAGAAGTTGGAGCAGGTGTTGCGGTTGCCGGGGTGCATTTTACGACAATATCTCCGCTTAAAGCTTTGAATAATGCTTTGATGTTGGTTAATTCGCCAGTCATACCACCGTTAGCCAATCCGGTTCTTAATGACTCCATGCCTGGGTTATAAGTTACATCTGCCATTATTCCACCGCCCCGCCAGTCATTACCTGGATAACGCCATAATCCTTGCTGTCGTATACGGATTTATTCATAGAACCCCAGAACGCACAACCTTGACCCAATACGTTTCCGTAATCGTCATCATCTTTAATAGGCCACATGTTGCGACCAATTGCATGGCAGCAAGCTTGTTGACCAAGTAGCAGATTGTGAACTACGTTTGCAGAGCTTGCGCCGGTAGTGGTGTTTTTAATGCGCTCCCACTCGTAAACTGCTACACCATCAATAAAGCCTAAAACTCCGCTAAACAATGGGTTTTTCTTCATGTCACGAATGCCAGCACCTTGCTGGTTCGCAATCCATACGGGATCTGCCTTTAGGTCACGAGCCGCCCAAGTTCCAACGAGCATAATATACATGTCCTCGCCTTCAACTTTTAGCGGTATAACTTTCGGAGAGTGCGTGATAGCTCTGCGCTTTGCTTTAGAAATAAGCGCACAAGTCAATTTATCATTTGCGGTAATAGCAACTTCAGTACCAGCAGCAGCAGCAGACATCCATTCACCAGCAGAAGAAGTGCCGGTAGGTGAAGTTGTCATTTTAGTTACAAACGTTTTTTCCTGCCAGTTACCATACCACCGGACAAGAGCTTTTTTAATCATAGGCCATTGCTCATATACGGGTTTTTGAGTATCCCATTCAGTAGAACTAACGGCATGACGCACTTGGTCAATGGTAACCGAGAAATCATGTACAATGTGCGCCTCTTCATTGCCTTTAAGCGTTGCATTACCGGTTACGCCATCGCCAGTTAATTCCATTTCAAGGCCGAAGGTAATCGTCGTTCCTTTTTTGCTTACAAGGTCAGTGTTTTTGTGAATAACGTTGCTACCATCAGTAGCGGTCAACTTCGATACCCAGTTTTCTTTTTCGCCCTCAGTTTGAATTTTTGATACCCACAATTGCGGGATTAATGCGGTATTGATTGTATTCAATATTTACACTCCTTTTTTTATACCAATCTTGGATCTATTTGTTTTAACATTTCTTTTGGAATCTGATCGCTTTTACCATCGCGGATAAGCTGTTCAACTTGCGCCCATGACATTGCAGATGTTTTTGCGCCGCTAAGATTCTGCGCCATTGGCAACCCTGCCGCTTTATCTAGCGGAGTTGTTGCAATTTGTGCTGCTTGCTCTGGCAAAGAAATAGCACCCTGTGCAGGTGCTTGCGTGATACCTTTCATTTTGTCTTGACATTTCTTAGCGAACTCGCGGAGAACAACAAAGTCGTCTTTTGTGCCGAACCCGTTATCAACTCGCTCATAGGCTTCGTCAATCTTCCTGGCTTCTTTTCTAGGAAGTTCGTCAAGCTCTGCCTCTGCGAATTGTAGCAACACCGGAAAATCAGGTATTGCTTTTAACTCTTGCGCGAAGCTTAAGTTTTCATTCAAAACAACCTGTCGCTGTTGATAATCGGCTTCTAGGCGATATTCTTCTTTAGATACGCCCTTAACATATTGCAAATACTTGGCCGGGTCTGTATATTGCAATGTTTCGATATCGTCAGTTATCTTAAGAGCTTTTCTGATTTTTTCATCAGCCATTTTAGCAATTAGCTCGCTAACATCGATTTGTTGAGGCTGTTGATTTGTCTGAGCAGCGGCGGGTGCTGGCTGTTGAACAGGCGCTGACTGTTGCTGTTGCGAAGCCTTTACTGCGGCTAATTCAGCAGCAAGAAGCTTGTTCTTGTCGTTAATCTCCTTGAACCGGTCATACGCTATTACGGTAGGTTTTAACTTTTCGGCTGTATCGCCGCCGACTTGCGAAGGTTCTTCCTGTTCGGCTGAATGTTCGGCTGAATTATCTTGTTCCTCTGCCAACTCGGCAGGAGTTTCAGTAGTTTTTTCGGTTTCTTTTGGTTGTTCGGTTGTGATTCCTTGCAGTTCTTCCGCGGTAAAATGGTCTTTTAACGTGTCCACCGGCACGAGATTTATTTCTTCCATTATTAGCACTCCTTTTTACGTCTCGTGGACGAAATTTAATCTGTGCTTTTAACGACTGTTGCTGTCGATTGGCATAAAAAATACACCTATCGCTAGGTGCTATGCGTTTATTGAGAGTGTTTTACCACTCCGATCACACTCCTTAGATTCTTTTAACTAGCGTAGCCTGCATTCCTCTTGAACTTTCTTTTCCTGGTTCAAACTCAACCAATTCACCAACATCAAGCGTTATGTCTGTGCTCTGAATCGCCGAGAAATGGCAGAAGTAATTAGTTCCATCATCGCCTGTTATTGTTCCATAGCCTTTGTTGTCGTCCCACTCTTTGCATGTTCCTTGCATGAATTACTCCTTTACATAGAATTACCGCCCTGTACAGGCGGTTGCTTCGGCGGGTTATTCATTTGCTGTTGCACTATCAAGCTTGCAGGATCAACCTGTATCCCTGCCTCTGCCAACACTGCTATTTTGCCTTCAATCGGCAAATCCTTGAAAGCGATTGATAACGAAGTCTTAGGAGGCGGCATCTGGTCAGCATCTTCTTGCTGCTTCTCCATCATCCTCCTCAACTCTGTTTTGTTATTGATCGGCATATACTCAAGCAACATCTGCGGAGGAATTTGAATTCCTGCTTTTTGCGCATCAATCAACTGGTATAACGTAGATTGCATAAGGGTTGGAGTCGATTGGCTAGGAGCAACAACAATATCAAACTCAAACTTTGACAGGTCATATAGCACACGCTGTACTAATTGCCCTTGTTCATCAATCACTGGCTTCCCTGTGTTCGGGTCGATTTGCGGTTGACGTGTTACCGCTTGATCTTGTCCGTTAGCCAACTCAACGAATTTATTCTCGCCATCCTTGCCAATAATTCGCATTACCATTTGTTCTGTAAAGTATTGCGGTATTAGCCCAGGTCTTCCCTTATCACCCCAAAGCAAGTCAAGAATTAGGCGTTCTGAATAGTTTGCTTCATCAGCTAAGTCGCTAACCTGCATAAACGAAGCCTTTTGCCTGCGGTCAATCGCAACGCCGGACATATCACCCGGAACATTAATACTGCCCATCGTTTCAGGATTGATACCACTTATCATGTAGAAGTCTTCGCCGCTAACCTTTTCCATTTCGACATTAGCAGTCGATATCCCATCCGGCATGATTCGTTCAACCTTAGTTACGCTAGGCGGAACATTCAATTTTGCTCCCGGAGTAGTTCCAAACGATTTTAACTGCGCATCAAACTCAGGAGTGCTTGTTCCGTATATAAGCCATATGCCATTAGCCTGCGTATTGACGATATGCATCCGCTGACTTCTGTGCTTATTAAGCTCTCGTTGAATCGGCTTCAAATCTCTGATCAGTCCAGCAGGTTCAAGCGAAGCGTCATTCTCGTCCTTTTCTGCCGTGTAATAGGCGAACTCTTGGACAAGAGGGAATCGCTTATGCTTGTATGGCGAGTCGCTTTCTTCTAACAGCACATCATCTGTGAACACTAGATAGCGGTAATTACAGGATGGAATACGATGCTTTTTGATGCCAGGTATGCGAAGTGAAGCCATTGACTTCAATTCTTCTGTTTCTTCTAGTATCTCAGGGGTTCCGTCCATCTGATAAACGTTTCTAAATGACCGCTCTTTATACCAATACTGCGCCACCCTCAGTTTTTTTAATTCCTTACTGTACCAAATTGGTTCGTTGGCGATTGACTCAACTTCTTTTTCTGCCTTGTCGTATTGGTGTTTTAGTCCGTTTATTTCGCTTGCCTTATCCTCATAAATTAAGGATAATTCGTCAGGATCTTCCCAACTATACACACCACAAAACTCTGCATCTGACAAATCTTCTTTGATGCTCTCAGGATCAACAAATACTTCAAACGGTGAACGGCGTTCAATCTTTATCATTCCGTCCATTTTGTCATAATCAAAGTCATAGAACACCCAATAATAGCCTTTGCCACATATTAGCCTGTCGCGGCTTACCTTCTTTTTGTGGCGATTAAACATGCACTTATCATATACATATTTATTAACGCCTTTTGCAATAGCGCATATTTCATCATCTTCGCCGCTTCTTGGCAGGAAGTTAGCTTCTGACATATTCTGTCCAAAATAACCTGATACCTGATTGATCAATGGTCTGCAACGGTTAATGGTGATTGCCGGTCTGCCCTGTTTCATTAGTGCCTGTTCGTCTTTAGCGTCCCATTGCTTACCCTGCACAAAACGAAAGTCTTCCCTTGCTTCCTTTCGCCAATCAACAGACGCTTCAAGAGATAGGCTAACATTCTGTCTTGCTTTCTGTACTTTGCCTATGTCTGTTGGTTCTGATCTTATTGAATCGTCCATGTATTCACCTCCTTGAAGTCCAATGTTTGCATCTATTGTCAAATGGATGCTTTTCTATTTCTTTGTCGTCATATGCGCAAATGTTGCGCATTGCGTTCCATTCGTCGCTATGGCTTAGAAGCCATTCGCAATTAGCACATTTATGCCACATTACTGCACCATCCCAGTGTTATAAAACATGTAGTAAATCTCCGATAATTGATCGCTTGTTAGCGAATCAACAAAGAATTTAATCTCCAACGGCGTTGTTCCTGGATTGCGAGCTTTTAGCAAATCCATCTCTGACATTAGGACTCGGTAGGCGAAGTCGCGCAAGGCTTTGTCTGAGACGTGAGGGCTAGCGTACATTATCGAGAAACCTCTTCGCTTTTTCGATTGTGTCAAACTCAGTTACATATAAACCGCGCTCCGCGACTACAACTCTACTGCCTGAATCTTCAACGATCATGTATCCCCGGTATTCTTGAAAAGGAACTGCTGTTCCAGGACTTGAACTAAGTTCTTTCATTAATGATTTGTTTTCAAGCTCCGCTGCCTGCTTCTTAGCTCTTGCCTCTGCTCTCGCCTGTGCTAATTTCGCTTTTTGCTCGTCAGTCATTGCCATTTATTTAGCACCTTCCTTGTAGTCAATCCAACTCTTTAACGCTTTAATGCACGATGAAGTTCTTTCTGTTTTTTCTATATCTATCTCGCTATTCATTGTTACGCCGTGCCGAATTACTCCGTCTTTAATGGCAAATATGTTGTTATTATCATCTAAACTAAACGAATACCCCTTATAATTTTCTATCCTGCCATCCATGATGTTGCCTCCTCTTCCTCTTGACGGTCATAGCCGCCATAGTCTATTTTTGGTTTTTCTTCCGCAATGTGTTCACGCCAATAGACCATTTCCTGCTCATTGCCGTATCGAATAGCATCAATCAAGTGATTGTTTCTATCAACAGGCTTGGCAAGCTGTTCACCATGTTTGTTTTCTTCCCACTTGTAAGAGGAAAATTCATTCTTTGTGTTTTGACAACGCACATCAATAATGATTTCCTGCTGTTGCAGCCATTGTATACCGTAATTAACGCTATCTTTACCCTTAATTGCACCAACCGTTGATATGCCGCGCTGCGCCAATTCTATAATTGATTTAGGCTCTGAGCTATCGCAAGTAATTAATTCCTTGCCGATCATCGGCTTTAGTGATTTTGCTAAATCATCATTAGTCAATCCGCGCTCGTATAACTCATCTAAGATATATAAACGTTTTCGCTTTCTATCGTAATGAGTACGAGCAGCAGCAGAAGGATCAGAAGCAAATCCGAAGTCAAGACCGTTATTAAACGTAGCAAATGTTTTGCGTTCCTCTGTTAAATCCCTAACAATCCAGTTAGTAAAGATAACGCCGCCAAGGAATCCCCAATTGCCAAGCAAATAAACATCTTTATAATACTTGTCTTTGGTGTTCTCTAGCCTCTTTATATCGTCAGTTGTCAAGAATGTGTTGTCTTTGTATGTTGTCTTTAAGATGAATATTTCATCATCTTTGTACTTCTTTGCTCCATCTGTCCAGATGGGCCTAAAGTATGTTGTGTATATCCAATGTGTTTGGTTGATCGGATTAAATGACAGGACGATTCTCTTATTAACCTTAGACATACCGCGCAGACGTTTATCTAACTGCTGGACATCTTCGTAATCAGCCTCAGTAGCTTCCTCATACCATATGTCAGTAATAACGCCCTTTGCCGGAGTTATAGACTTAACACGTTCTGAATCATCCATACCAATAAACAATATCTGATACCCATTCTGACAAGTTATAATCATATCTGTTTGATTAAACTTAAACAGATGAGTACATTTGAATTTACTGATAGACTTACTTATTTCGTTATAAACAGAACGCTTTGCTGTGTTCGCTACCTTCCGAACAACCAGATAATTATGACCACCTTTCAGTATATCAAGAACAGTTCTATCAGCAAGAAATACTGATTTCCCAGAAGATGAACCGCCATAATATACCTCCAACGGCGCAACCCATCCAAGATACGGACGATAAACAGGATTAAAACACTTCTTGTCTATGTTCAAATTAATCATTGAATCAGTCCTTTTTAGGCAATAAAAAAAGCCCTTATTATAGGCTTGAAAAGTTTCGAACGTATAAAAAAAATTAGGATTTTGAAATACCGATAATTGATTGAAAAGGAGTGAAAAACTTGTAATTAGGGGTGCAATACAATTTGATAGCTGGTAGAAGTAGATATATATAGCACAGGCGCATTCGCCACAGCCCCCATACCCCCTCGAATCTCACACGCTAACGCCCGCCTGCGCTCATGTCTGCGTGTGAGCCTGTGCGCTCATGCACCAATGATCTGCACGCATGTATGCATTTGTTTGCTGGCTAGGATTTGCACCTAGCATAACGCAGCACGAATTGCCTTGGCGCACCACTGCATCATCTAACAGCCAAGATTAATGTCTACCTATTCCATCACCACAAACAGGCATAAGAAAAGGACGCAACGAATAGTTACGTCCGATAATATTGAGTATGTAAACAATAGAATACAGTGTTTATGCGGCTTTCCGGATTCGCAGTTTACAATAACACAATTTACCATGTTAAAACAGCTAAAATCCATTGAGCGTGGACATCTTTAGTTTATTTAATCATCAGATATAGTTACATTGATAGTCAAGTCAGAACCATCTTTGCCGGTGATTTCTGTTTCGTTTTTATCCTTCCAACCGTAATTGTTCTTTAGGTTGAACAAAACACCGTTAGGATTCTTGGCTGTCATGCTTAATTCCTCTGCATAATTATGGCAAATACGCTTCGCGCGTGTAATCGCGTCGAAGAACTCAGCCCTACCTTGATAATTTAATAACCCTTCTCTATCCATATCTAATGCCAATCCTAGCCCCGTAATAGTATATGGCCTAATCTGCACTCTCTCTACACCTATCACATCGCCGTTCTTATCAATAATAGGCTTATCAGTAAAGCATGATTCGAAATATCCATCTATTAATTTTTGCATCTCGTCAACAGTCTTATATTTTAACGGTCTTCCACCTGCATGCTTCTGCTTTTCTTCGCTCATTCAATTCACGTCCTTTCTGCCATTATATATCTTCCTATACAAATCAATTTTAGTGGCATATTCCTCTTTCGTTTCGCCTTCCGTCATCTTTCTGCATACCGATTGCTTTCCCTGTCCACTAAAAATATAAGGAACAGGTTCATTAAAATCAATCTCGCTATTAGTTATATCATTATTACTAGCATTCGATTTCCCGTTATCGGAAAACCGCATAACGGTGATATTTACTGGCTTCGTAGGTTGTTCGTAAACATTATATAGATATCCAGCAAACTTTTTCTTGCTGTCTCTCTGCTTTGTTCTGGTGATATAACCTAGCTGTATTAATTCCTTAATCCCCGATCTAACGCTACACAGTTTATCAGCACTATTATTTGCTATGTCTAATTCGTAAACATTCCAATTATCCGGCTTACTTAATAGATATAGCATAATTCCTTTAGCCTTCCAGCTCAACCTGTTATCATTGACTAACTGCTTATCAATCTGTACAAACGGTAATTCCCTTTTATGAATATGAAACACACTCACAATTTTACCACCTCCAAAACACAACAAAAAATAATTTGAAAAAATATTAAAAAATCATATTGACAACGCTATTTTGATTTGTTATGATTCAATCAAGATAAGCGACAGGGAGGACGAACACAATGGCAAAACCGCAAACACTCAAACATAATTTAGGACACTACTGCAACAACCAGGATGATTTAATCGATGAATTAGTGGATTTGCTTGGCGAAGACGGAAATTTTGCAATTGGTATTCGCGGCATGTATGAAACGGAAAAGAACAAACTTCGTCAATCATATGTATGGATAGATGGCAATAAAACACGGCAAAAACTCCCGGGAACTAGCTGTTTAGGTATTGTGTCCAATTGGGGAGACGCAAACAATCAAGACCTAATTGACGGGTTAAAAAACATCGGTAAATCTGCAATGTATGGCGACGGACGCTTTGCAATTATAAAAGGACAATATGATGTCAATGTGCAGGATGATTGGGCAAACGACCCTGGAGAATATGTCTTATTAAACGCTGAAATAGTAGCATATACAAATCATGACAACTAAAACACACGGCGGCTATCGACCAAACTCAGGCCGTAAAAAACAACTCCCAGAAGGTGCAAAAATCAAGTCAATCACAGTTACAGAAAATGAATTTGTTAAGCTAAAAGAATATCTGCAACAACTTAGAGAGACCGCTAAATAAGCGGTCTTTTCTTTTTTTACCGCCTGGAATAAAGTCTGCAACCAAGCGGCAATATATCGACTGATAATACAGTCATTAGTGGTTCTCGCAGACATTACACCGCATAAAACAAAAAGCCACATGCGCAATGCATATGGCTTAATTTTATTAATTCCCCGCCGTGGTGCGGATCAATGTCTGAACCGGCATATAATCCGTGGCGGGGCTACAATCAGCGGCAGAACTAAATATGTTGTCCTGGTTGCAACTCCGCTGATTGCCTTAAATGTCCTGTCCTGGTCAGCATTGTTAAGAGGATTGACAGGCTCTGTTTTTTTACTCTCATCATAATAATATCATCTTTGCAATGGCTTGTCATTCGGCGAATCTGACAGGCTATTTTTCTTTTTCCAAACAATATCAAATCCAGTTATATCCGCAATATCTTCTGCCTCTGATAGTCGCAATGTTTTATTGCGTATTTTATTGTTTAGATTTTGAACAGAATAAGGCCTTTTGTATTTATCGCTCAATAACTGCGCTACTTCGGTTAACGACATACCTGCTGCCGTTATAATCGTCTTGACATTCATCCATACCACCTCAATCATATTTTACATCATATGGTTTATAATTGCAAAATAAATATAAATTAATTGATTTAAGTAGTTGACATCTTAAATTATATAGTTTAAGATAAAGACAGGATAATCAATCAGGGAGGTAATCAGGGATGGCGAAGACGGCAATGAGAAAGCTGGAAGAGTCCAGTTGGTTAGCGCAAATTCTACTAGATAAAATGGATGTCGAACTCGATAAAAACGGTGGTTCACCTCGCTGGCATTGCCTACACACGCTATACATTATCGTAAAAGAAGCTGACGACATGGAAAACAACCAAATATACTACGATACTTATAACGGCAAAAGATCTATCACGATATGCAAGATACCATCTCTAATGAAGCACGGAACCAACTACGATACTTACGGCATGCAATGCAAACTAAGAGGACTTGCTGAAAGATATAAAGATGACGAAGGGCATTACCTTGTAAGCGTCCTTACCACTAACGACCTGAACAGTGCCACCATAAAAGACGTATCAGAACTGGTATTTCAACTCGGAACCCATTAATCGCACGAGAGCCAGTAAATATAAGGAGGCAGTAAGGATGATTATTTTCAAAGAGAACAAAGAAACAGGCTTCTCTTGTGGAGCCAATGATTATGGCGAATTATTCTTAGGCAACGATAATGGCGGCTACAACCTGCCCGATACAGAGGAAAATAGGGACTATGTAAAAGCTGATTTTGACTATTACAATAAAAAGTAGCGCAGACTAACGGCCTCCGGGCCGGTAATGCGGCAAGCGGGGTCGGAAGCCCACCACAGAAAGGAGATAACGAGAATGACATACTTAGAAAGCAAACTAATAATCGGGATAAATGAACTATACTGCCCAGGCAAAGGCTGGATACCAGCTAGTCAATATCAACCATCAATACATGGAATCCCTAGTGCCGCTAACGTTAAGTGTGTAGACCATGAAGGCCGCATTCACCTGCAAGCAGATTTGACCGAAGAGGAATATAAAAGCTTCCTGGCATTTCCCGCAAGTGAAGGTGATAGCGCCCCGGCCTAGCCGGGATAATGCTACCAATGAAAGGACGGATAAAAATGGCAATGAAGTTTTTAGATGCTATCCATATCGATAATTTTGAGGGCGAAATTCCTATTGCTGATTGGGCGCAAATGAACAAACTCAGCAATGAGCAAAATGGAGAATATAAGTATCTCGGCAATAGCTTCGGCGATAACAGGAGCGTATATGCTGTATTTGTAAACTACACAGCCGACATAAAACGCGTAGCCGTAATGATTCGAAAATAACCCCGCCTGACGATGGCCTGCAGGGGACAGCGCAAAAAGATAGCCGCCCAGTGAGGCGGCTTTTCTCATGTTCATTTCGTTATTTTACCTAGCATTCTCGCGTTGTTGCGCTGATTACAAACCTCGCAAAGAGTTAACTGTTTGCCTTTTTTATTAGTCATTGCTGGACGCGCTTTGCACCAAGTACAAACACCGGACTGTTTCAGCCGCTCATATTCAGCATTTTGCTTGTGGCGTATTTTGGCGTTGCAAGCTTGGCAGCGCGTGGCGTGTTTGCCATCAGGCTTTATTTCTGTCGGTTTTCCGCACGCTATGCAACGGCCTTCCTTTTTTATAGCAGCATTAGCTACCCTTTGCCGCTCCTTACACGTCTCGCAGAGGGCACTGCCATCGGTCGTGATTGGTCCGCTACATTTTATACATATACCAAGTGCCTTGTAGCGATCAGCAGAGGCAATGGATGCTTTGCGGACAGCCTCATGCCAGCACTCAGGCGAGCAGTATTTCGGCCTGTTTGCCGGTAGTGGTTGGCCGCAAATCTCGCAACAGGAATCATTGGCGGGTGCCATTGTCGGCGAGCAATGGCTACAGTATTTTTGGTTTCGCTCCCGAACAACAAACTGGTTCCCGCACTTCGGACAGGTATCCGCTCTGCCTAACGGTTTAAGTTTTACGCCGTACCGCTTGCGGCGCTTGTCCTTAATATTGGCAAGGTGGCGCTCGTAACTTGCCCGCAAAATCTCAGCCGTGCGGCTTTTATTCCTTACCGCCCACTGTCGAGAGCGCTGCAGGTACTGCTTACGCTTGTCCGGATCTCCGTAGTACTCTTTTAGCCAGGATTCATGCCTGCGCCGCTTAGAATCTGCAGCAGCACAGGACGCACAGTGTTTCTGGTTGCCGCCTTTGACCTCGTAAGACTGACCGCAAATATCGCAATAAGCAGTAGAACCGATTTTGCGCAACGTTCCGGCAAGCTTGCGCTGATGCTTCTCACGATCGCGCTGGCGGATTCGCTCAGTTCGACACTCAGTGCAGTATTTTGCTGTTGGACCGCCGGAAAAACACGCGCCGCAGGTGACGCAGGTTTTTGGTGTGATGTGTGGGTTCATTTGCCGCGAACCTCATCGGCATATTTTAGGATTGATTCCCATTCGGCGTCAGTAGCCTGTAAAAAGCGTTTCTTTCTGCCGGTTACGGGACGACCTGCACCGGGACGTTTGCCGCCCTGTGTAGGCAAGCCAAGCTCTTTCTTGATCGCGGTCTGATCAAGACTAGATATTGCACCCGCATTGCCACGAACATAGATTCCTGTGGACATTAAAATCAGTGCGCTGCCATCAACTACTCCGATTGCTTCTGCATCCTGAGGGAGCGGAATTGCTCCCCAATATAGTTTCCAGTTGCCGTTTTGATCGATATTCATTATTTAATCCTCCGTAAAATTTAATACTGTTGCTCTATGGCTATCGTCGCATATTTCGCTAATTGGGTAATCTTCTTCTCCGTCATAACCTTCGATAGTTGAGCACATTTCGTCGCTATAATCGATTTCGTTTATTTCTGGCACTAATCCTAACTCTAAGCAAGCGCGTAAGCGGTGACAACCTTCAAGTGCTACCCAGTGACCGTAGCATTCCATCCATACTGCGTTAATTGTAGGAGTTCCGAGAGTTAACATTTCATTTTTAACAGCTTCTAATTTTTCAACGTCGTAAGCCTTAGTAACTAATGCGACTCTCATGTTCAGCACCGCCCTTGTTTTATCTTATGATTCATTATACCATTAATCAAATATGATTGTCAATACTATTAATCAAAATAACTGCGATTATTTAAAATAAAAAAAGCCCCAGCCGAAGCCGGGGCAAAAAAGAGCCGCTCACCCTCTGCGGGCGGCTCTTTAGCATTATTTAAGCTTGATCAGTTCTTCCTTCGTGATTTTTAATTCATTCAATATTTTCGGCAAGTAATCATTCATTATTTCTCCGGACTTTGCGATGGCATCTTCATGTCTCCGACAAAAATCTGTAAACACCCCTTGATAGTCTTTGCTGTTCTCTATGCCAGCTCCTCTCATACGCACAAGAAGCCCATCAATATTAAGAATTTCTCGACTTTCATTTGAGTATGCTCTTACTGTATCGAAAAATACCTTTGTCTCAATATAGGCATTTACTACTTTTGCGGATATATCTTTGGGCAACATGCCAATTTTGCTGGCATTCTCTGAAAAAACCGTAAAGTAGTCTTCTGCAATGTGATAATTAACAAGCTCGCCGCCACTCGCTACATATTGCTCCTTATGCCTTTCAATTATATTGTGAAGAGCACTAATCTCTGCAATAAGCGATGCTACAAAATTGGATTTACTTCTTTTGGAATCCTGAGACTTGAAATAGTGATTTGCCGATAATGTAACTCCGGTTGCAATAAGAGCGCCAAGAAGAGGGCCGGCGAATGGTTGCTCGCTCCAACACCATATTATTATCGAACCTAATACAACGGATATTATAAGAAATAATAATGAAATAATCATCTAAATCCCCCCTCAATATTTCTAAAATATGTTCTTCTAGCTAACACCGTATATTTTCCTGCAACAACAAAAAAAGCCCCGCATTTCTGCGAGGCTAAAACCATACTATTTTAACGCCAGGTACCCAACTGCCAACAGCAGTAGATTGCGCTCGAACTTAAGGCGGTTGCGTTCGGCCTTCATCTCTCGCTCGTACTGTTTTAATGATTGATTGGCATTCTCTAAGTAGCTCTGCGCTGTCAGCAGATTGGATTTGGCTTCCTGAGATTCGCGTTTCAGCGTCAGCAATTGCGCCTGCAACGTCGCCAAGTCCTTCTGATATTCGGCCAGATTCAGCCGCGCCTGTGTTAAGTCCGTTTTCGACTGCGTCAAGTCGGCCAGCAGCCTGTTGTTGTTGATCTCCAACTGCTGAAAGATTTGCTCGAGTCGCGTCAGCTCCTGGTCCGTGATCTCGGCTGCCATACCAATAGAGGGCACCAAGAGCAAGCAGAGCAGCAAGAGCGACATACAAATATTTTTTATTTGTCGTGTCAATGAGGATCGCCCCCAAACAGTTTTACCCAAAGCCGCTTTGCTCCCTGCCAGAGCCATACAAACGGCAATTTAATGAGCCACCAGACAAACATAGCCAACATTATGGGGATGTCCTGTTTCGTGAAAAACGGATTGCTCATACTACTTCCCTCCTTATAATCTTGCCAATGCATCGGCGTATTCAGATTCAAACCGACTATACAGCCCATCTCTGAGCGCCGGGCTGCCGTTTGTCCATTCTGGGGTGCGACACACGTCCAGATAAATTATCCGGATCATGTCCGCATCGAAACTGGGCGCATCCACGTATGACAGGTTAGGATAACCCAGTACCAGGCAAGCCGTTTCAAACATTTCAACAATGTACGAGCCATACTGCACAGCGCGACTCCATATCACATCTGCCATAACAGGATGATGATTTTCGACATTAAATCCCTCGACGCGCAGAGCCTCGACCGCGGTATCGTAGTAAGCATATTTAATGTAGTCATGCTGCAGATCGCCAAACTCTGTAATGTTAGCCGCGCAGTATTTCCACGCTGCCGAGAACTCACGACTTCCGGGCTCATGCTGCCCAAGGATGTTGCCGGCAGGGTTATTCTGGTTGCGCAGCCACCGAACAAAACTGGCCGCGCTGCCTGCCGCGCTGGACAGTTGATATGTACCGTAACTCACGCCGCCAGCGTCGCCGTAGCCGGTCGAGACTGTGCCGGGATCGCCGTTGGATTCGTATTTTGCGGAGAGTTCACCTAACCTCATTATTCTCATCCTCCTGATGTAAGTCGGGCGTATTAGTTGCCGCTTGAACCTTCCGGATAAACGCCACTTCCGCATCAATCAGCCATCCGACCAGCACCTTCGGGATCATGATCCGGCGCCAGCCTAAAATATCCATGACTGCCTGCACAGCCGCAGCTCGCTTTTCCCGGTTCTGCATTTGGTCAGCATGCCGATCCAACTCGTAGATGATTTTCTGCAGGGCAATTTTCGCACCGCCGACCGGCAACCCCCGATACAACAAATGGACAACCAGTACCAATAAAAGGACCGCCAGCAATGCGCCAGCGGCCAAGTAAGCGATTTGTAGTTCGGTCAAATTAACGCCCTCCTTTTAATGTCCTCTAAAATACCCTCCGACAGCTATTGCTGTAGTGATTATCCATGCGACAATTCCTGTGTAGTTTTTACTTGCCTTTTCCTGCTCCTCAAGTATGGTTTCCACCCTGGCCATGCGGTCTCTAAGATCATCAATTTTATCAAACAGCCGCTGGATTACATCGTCTGACACGCATCCACCACCCCCAATAAAAATAGCGCCCTATTCTTTTGGCGCTGCTTCGGTTGTTTCTGTCGGTTTCTCTGGCTCTTTCTTTTCCGCTTCTTGCTCTGCCTGCTGAATCTGCTGTAACAACTGTCCACGCGTCCGAATGAGCCGCTGAACTTCTAACTGGTGGCAATCGAGTTGCACGTCCAATCTGCCGAGCGTTGCATAGAGTTTTTCAATGTTCATATTAATACTCACTCCTCGTTAACAATCCCTTGCCATACAAAAAATCCCTAAAACCATCAACCACCTGTTTGCCGTTGTCGGTTAACATGCCACGAAGAAATATATCTCCGTTTTTCTCAAACCTTAAGATTTCCTTTCCGTTTGAACCAACAAGTAAAAATAAGCTGGGTGACGGTGCTGCTTTAACATAAATATCATTCATTATTTTTAACCCTCCCTTAATATACAATCATTAATTGTCCTGTCGATGTCATATAAAAATCGCCAGCAACCAACCCGCCAGTAATTGCCGCAGCGTTACTAGCATATGTTGAGATTGCAGCTATATTTAAAGTTCCTGCTGTAAGCACTGTTTTATAGCCGCTTCGTGGTGTAATTTCAAAATTTCCTCCTAAACTATTAGTCAATTTTGCCGCGAACGCTGAATTGTTAGTAGAGCCTCCACCGATATAAATACTATTTCCTGCTGTCCGAAAATGCACATTATAGCCGCTTCGTGGTGTAATGTGGATGTCGCCACTTGTTTCTTCGTATTCGATCGTCGCTTGGCCAGCAAGCATGATTGGGCCACCAAAACGCACAGGCGTGGTTCCTGCCGTATAAATTGCATAGTTGCTAACGCCACGAGTTAAGCTGTCAACGTATAGACCATACAGATTTGTGATTACGCCTGTTCCAAGCGGGTTCGCCGCCTTAAACTCGCTCAATTCAGTGATAGTTCCCGCGACAACATCTGGCTGCATCCAAAAACCAGACATTCGGCCTAGTGTCCCGGTGTTGTCGTAATGCGGATATGCTTGGAAACTGTGATGATGATTAGAATTCTGAACTCCCTGGATTCTAGCGTTATCGTTGAAGCTTGCGTGCGCCTGCGTTGGACTGATCTCCGAATAATCAACGATTGAATCGTCGAGAAAACCGTAGTGTGCATGGGCGGTGATTTCTTCTGCTGCGTGATAACGCGCTATGCCGGTTAGTCCTGTTCTTGTTCCGGCGAAAACACTCTTGATTATTGCGGTTGATGTTCCATCCAAAAAACCGCCAATCGTTTCCGCGTTCTCTTTCGCTTTTATGTCTATGTTTTTAAATAAGAAATTGAACAGTTCAAGGCTTGGCGGCAATCCGTTTAAAAATTCAAACCCTTGCAAATACTCTTCGTCTGTCGGCGGAGACACCGGTCCATTTTGTGCAAAAATCTTAGAAAAGTCGGCGGCCATTTCAAAACCTCCCAAATAAAAATAAACGCCGAAGCGCTTAGTACTTAATGTATTAGAAAATGCAACATTACGCGGCCTTGCCTCAGATTCACCGCTTTCAGCGTTAACGTCCGCATGCTTTAACGACTCCTTATTTAGTAGCGCATCACCGCCAATGCTGCGATGTTTTGAGGGCGTGCCATGCCAATGAAGGCTTCACCTTGCACACCTGTGTTTTGATCCAAAAAAGGAGTATTTATGCCCGGAGAATAGGTCCCGAATGGAAATGTATCCATACCAGCTGCAGCTAATGCATCGGCATAGACATTCCCCGATGTATACCATAGACCAGATATTGTTACGGCACTTTGCGACGTATCAATCGCAATTGCAGAGCCTTTTTGCCAAGAACCGATAGTTCTGGCGTTGTCAACGCCTTTCCCGTCATCGGAGTATCTCTCGAATTCCCCGCGCCAATCCGGTAATGAAAATGTGGTGCTGCCATCTCCCATGCCAAATAATCCGGGATATGTTGCTGTATTAACGGTTGTAAGTCCGTTGTCGATAGCGAACTTCCATAGGCGGGGATATGTTGCTCTATTTACGGTCGCCCCATTAGCTTTGATATACCCAGGGCGCACAGCTAAGTCACCGATAACCCGGCCGATCGCTGTGCCATCCCGCACGTCGTCAATTATCCACGTTACAGTTCCGTCTGCCGTCATTTCTCCGACATTTGGCCATGTAGGTTCAGTCGATCCGCTGGTCCCTGCGATAACACATTCAAACCGTTTATAGCTTGCGGCATTAATCGAAAATCGGATATCGCCAACAACATACGATGTTAACGGCATCCATTGCCGATTAATCGCCAGCAAGTACTGCATTTTTAAGTCCAATTTCTGGAACATGTAATTAAACAGCCTATACGTAGGAGGATTGCTGCCCAAAAATTCAAACCCTTGCAAATACTCTTCGTCTGTCGGCGGAGACACCGGTCCATTTTGTGCAAAAATCTTAGAAAAGTCGGCGGCCATTAGCTATCACCTCTTTAATTTATTCGTCTAGCGAATACGCCTTCGCCAAAGCCTTTATATCCGATTTCAGGATAATTCGAAAAACCAAACACCGAATCGCCAAAATACGATTTAAATTCAATTCCTACTCCGCCTGGCCTAACGAGTAAATTTATAGCGCTAATCAGCGCTATATCGTTTTTAGTGAGCTCTTTCCCAATCGCTAACCATATCTTCGCATCCCCATTTTCTTTCATCAGCACCTTGGAATTAAACATCCGTACCAAACTGTTAATGGTGCCTTCGGTGGTTCCGTCTGACGTGTTATATGCGACCTTGGCCCACAGAACGCGCTTATATTCAGCGTCGCCTAACGTGCGCGAAGAATAATAGGTTTCTCCTATGTCGCGGAATCGCGCCTGATCAAAGCCAGTTACATAAGGCAATTGCTCATAAAAACCAAAAAATGGGATCGTAATTGCCTTGTCTATTTTTCGGGGGCGAACAACTATCTCGCCGCAACCGTCTAGTTGTGCACCTGCTCCGGTATCAATCCAACGTTTATTTTGTAAATCGTCAAATACTTGCGCCAATAGATCAAGTTCAGCGCCAATAGCATCAAGAAGTCCATGCAGATTCGGAGAGTTCGCAAATTGCATCAAAAGGCGATCTGTCATTTGTTGACCATATGCGCTGCTCATCCCGCCGTCACCTCGATCCTCGCAGCATCAAACGTCGCTAGTTCTCTTACCCCGATATTTATATTGGTGGCAGTGTAGGTCACGCCGTCAGCAGAACCGGTTAACTCAACATATCCGATCCCTTCCACGTTGCGGATTACATAGGCTGATAATCTTTGCAAGATCACGTTCTGACCAACGGAAAGCGTATTCCCTTGCGTAAGCAAGTATTCAGCACTTTCCAATACTGCATTACCAGACATCCCGACTTCTGTATCCTCGTGGAGTATACACCGCAAATAAACAGGAATATCCGTAGGGCGATTAAATTTAATTATGTGCGGGAGACCCTGACTGTCGGTAACTTCAACGGACACGCTGCCGTATGTATCAATTCCCGCAGCTTTTTTCCTCCAAATTGCATTTGCAATATCTCCTTCGTCTCCGCCCTGAATAACAGCCTCAATACTGTGTGGAGGCCGTCCATCGCTGTCGGTGGCGTCAGTCGTATTTTCAAAAACAATTGCCGCCGCGACGCCAACAACGTCGTTAATCAAACTCGCTTGTATGGCTTCCACCATTGCGGCGCCTTGAGAAGAAACTGAGCGGGAATATCTTTGCCGCAGTTCTGTGTCGGTTTCCAAATCACGACCAGGATATGCAGCACTTTCATTGATGGCAGATGTCCACCCAGCAATCTGAGTGACAATGCTTTTAACTGTGCCGATAGCAGGATTGAGCGTGCCTGTTTCCGCTGCGTAAAACTCCACAGGGCTGCCAACATTAACAACAGTCAGCGTCGTGGAATAGTTAACCGCCTTTCCATTAATCCGGTCTACCTGGGTATAGGTCAGCACATCGTTTGTCACGCTCGCCGTCCATCCAGCAGGCGAACCTACTGTTAACGCCACTAATACGCTATTAACCGTATCACCGCCGCCGGCTGTTTTTGTCATGGTCGTTCCGTCAATGGTGACGCTATATGTTGAGCCGTTTGACACGCCGTTAGAGGTAATCGACAGGCTCACCGCATTAGACAAACTGATCGTATTTGCCTGATTAGTTTCATAGTAGCTGCTATCCGTCCCCTGGATTTGAGCGCCGCTGCCGATTACCGTCCCTGGGGCGCCATAGCAAACCTCGTAAAGCTTGGTTTTCTGAGCATTAATTCTGGTAATACCCGCGAATCCCACCGAATTCGACATACTCACGCCGTTTGCGGTGTTTGGATACATGGCATTATATTGATCTTCGGCCACCTGCCAAAGATCATCAATTGCCGCCACGAATACGCCAATGGCCTGCCCGATAACGCTGTTCGGCTTTGTGCTAATTGCAACGCCGACTGCAGCCGATAAATTGCTTTCAATATCCGATTTGATTTGATCTAGCCGCTTCCGCACAAAGCCATTTACAGTAACTCCATATTCACTCGTCGCCATATCCCAACACCTCCTTTGCGGTAACAAGTCCATAAGTCGTTTCGGCCACAAAATCGACGGTTAATGTTCTGCTTTGGTTGTTCAACGTCAAAGATAAAGCAGTTACAGCGAACACATCGTCAACGTCAAGAATTTGCTGGCGCAAGATATTGCGGATATGGTCAAGGCTCGGGTTTTTAATCAGGATATCTTCCCAGTATGGCACGCCATAGGTGGTGTCCAGAAACCATTCGCCTAAAAAAGATTTGAGTTTGATTTTTATTTGTTGTGCGACACGCTCAGCGTCGCTAATCAGCACAAGATCGCCGTCTTTAAAAATCAGGTCATGGTTTGCTGCGGATAGTGCAAAATCATGCATAAATAACCTCCTTAACTCGGAGTCGATGTATTACTACCGCCAGACTGGACGCCGCCGTGGACATGACCTAAAAACGATATTCCCCCGATAATCAGATCCGTGTTAATGCTGGCCGGTCCGTTCTCAGGGATAGATAACACGCAGCTACCGTGTTTAATTTCGATCGCATTGTTATTCGTCGCCCTGGTTGGCTTCATGCCAACAAAGGCGGCACAGTCGGTCAGATCATACTTTCGCGGATCCTCGCTCTCGCCACTTAACAGCCAATCGTCTATAGACCGCTCAGCAAAAACCAGCCAGCAATCGTCACCATCTTTAACGGGGTATGTAATTGACGCATTGCCGCCGCTTGGGAAATATACCGGCACATTAACAATGACCGGAGCATCAAGCGTCCGGCCATCGGATACCTTGTATTTTATTGCCGACTGCACACTGGCTCTGCCTGTGCCAGGGTCATAACTGATGATCTTGCCGGGGGCAGAGGTGTGAATTCCTGATACTATTCCTTTCGCCAAGTCAACAACGGCCTGCATTGTCTGGTTGTTACTCATCTTCATCCACCACAATCAACTCCTGTTCGGTGTACCATTCATTACCGTGCGTGTCCCCTGAATGCTTCATCGTTTCCACCCGAAACCACCCCGTTACCGTGTCGGATTCAACACGAACCAGATCGCCCGGGTTAACGGTCGGCGCAAGCAGAGTAACTATTTTCCACCCGGCTTTTTTCTCCGCTTTCTTCTTCTTGACCTTGCGCTTCTTTTTGGCAACTTGGTCAGGACGTTTGACCGCCTTTATAATCCTCTCAGGGCTGCCAACAAGGCCGCTAGATGGAGAAAAGACCAATGCTCTAACGGTTGTACTGCCGCCGTCCATAATGACCTGCAGGACGTTGTTTTGGATGCTCCACGTTGCCCCGGATGCGTCCAGGACTTTATTGAGGCATTCCCTACCCTGGCCGACAAAAGAGAATCCTGCCGGGTATGATGCGAGTTCCACGTCAGGCGCAATCTGCGCAACCAGTCCCATCTGCGCGGTTACATCGGATACGATCTTACTGCCAGCAACCCCCGCAGAATAGCCAAGCGATACAACCGTGTCCCGGATAGCGATTTGCCCGTCTGATAGTTCAAACTCAGTTACTCTTTCCGGTCCTTCCCTGCGCGTTGTCGCGTAGGTAACTGCGCCAAGAAAAATACGCCGCAGGCCTATGTCCTCGGCGTATCCTACCTGTAATTCGCAGATTAAGTCGTCAACCTCTAACTTCCCCCTGGTCGCTTCCGAAAGGTTATAGATTTTGATTGACGACTTATTTGTCTGCTGGGTCAGGTCCTTATCGATATCGAACTCAATCCGTAGGCTATCGTTTTTACCGTCGGACTCAATGACAATACCCTCTTCGCCTTGAACCCCAGCCATGAGGCGAAATATACGGTTAAATTGCATTGATTTCAGCCTCCGTGACGTAAACCAGAATAGCCTTGCTGTTCGAAAAGTCATTTCGGCTTACGGTTTGAATTGTGGTATCCATAGTTACTATCATGAGTTCGCCGGGAGGCAAGCCGGGGCGGTGATACGGTTTAAGCAAAGGATAGTCCGGCACAGACTTGACGCCTTCAAGCAGCGAAACACCGCTGTCGCTTCGAATGCTTAACGTCCAGTAACCGCCTACATCGTTGTAAAGCATGCGGATTTTATATTGCGTGCTATCCAGAGTAGCAGTAAACACAATATCATTCGCATCTAAAAAGGCTATTGTCTGCATTGCATTAACCTCCAAACGCCTTGGATATTCCTTCTAATGCTCTTTTGGCCATAGAGGCCCTTCGGCCAGAATCATCCGGCGCGTTATTTATTTCCTCCTGCGTAGCCGTTCCGCCGTTCGCTTCCGTCTCTCCTGCCCGGTTGATCATGGACAGGTCAACAATGTTTTGCGGAATATCGGTTGTTTTGACCTTTACCCGCCGGATTTGGATAAACTCGCAGGGAATGCGGATTAGGTTTTTGTTTTCGACATTACGAGGAATTCTAGCCGATGTCATGACCATGTTTTCCCATGTGTTAAACTGCGTGATAATTGTTATAGGCTGAGCGTTTTTATAAATTTGTTCAAAGGCTGCCAGAGCGGTACTGACCTTATCCGTCGACTGCCCCAATCTATCCAGCCATGTTACCGGGCTTTGTGTAATGCCGACGACTGCGGAAACCTTGACCGGCTTCCTGATTACATGATCGGCGACAGGAAAGCCATCTTCTACCGGATGCTCGGTCACATCGCTTTCAAGGCTGTATTCCTGCTCGACAAGAACATCAACTTCGATTAATCCTATCTTTGTTGGATTTGTCAGGTCAGGGAAAAATATGCTTGATGTTGCCATTATCAGTCGCCCCCTGGGATCAGATACTGCAGATCGCGGGCCAGTTTGTCGTTGCTTGATCCGGCAGCTTCTGCGGTTTTTTCTCCGACTTGCGCCGCGACCTGCTGGCCAGTTCCAGCCATATTTTGCTCGATATGGGTGTCGCTGGTATAGTGAACGACAACCGTACTTCCGCCGCCAATGCTTGCCATTCCAGCAGCGCCGACGCCATATGAACCCATGCCCCCCGCTCCTCCGTTGAAGGTAGGAGCGTTATCTTTTATTTTCTGAAAAACGGACATTGCTTTTTCGCCCAATCCAGTAAAATGCTCTTTGGCCGTTTCAATCGCGCCGCTGATATCGCCGGTGAACACTTGCTTCCAAAATTTTAACCCGCGCAGCATTATGTCTATAATACTTTGCCACGTAGACAGCCAACCAGTTTTCAAATCATCCCAGTACCCAATAAGTTGATCTACTAGCTGAGATATCCAAGCGCTTACCTTGATCTTGAAATCGTCCCAACTGCCGAGCCAATCGCCAAGAACCGATTCGCCGCCTGTTATCCAGTAATACAAATCCTCGACGACCAAAACCAGAGCCATAATCCCTAACGTTATAGCGGCTATGGTCAGAAAGGCAGGGTTGAGAAGAAACGATAGAAACGATTTTGCAAGATTAACAACGCCAATCCTCAAAACACCAAGAGCTATCCTCCACATTTCCAAGGTGAATAGCCCCTCACGGAATATAACAAATGCTACTCCGAAAGAGGCCAAAGCTATTGTGGCTAACTTAAAAGCGTTAGCCCACCCGCCGACAAGTTTGATTCCTTTTTCGAGAACAGTTGCAATTCCGTCAGCAGCTTTCATGATTCCCCTAGCGATGTGCTGAAATACGCTAGTTTCCTTGTTCAGACCAAAAATAAGGCTTCCGATCCGGTTCAGCGCATAGGTAACAGATTGTTCAATCGTTACAGGCATGCGTTCAAATTCGCGGTCCATTTTTGCTTTAGCTTTGAGAATGGCTTTAAAGACACCCTCTGCAGTCAGTTCGCCATCGGCGCCCATCTGTTTCAGTTTGCCGACCGTCACACCGTAATATTTCGCTACTTCATCCATCAGTACTGACGCGTTTTCACCCAGGCTGCGCAGTTCGTCGCCCTGCAGTCGACCGGATGATAACGCCTGACTAAGCTGCAAGATCGTTGCCTGTGCCTGGGCCGTGCCTGCACCGCCAACAACTAAGGCTTTATTTACTGTCTCAGTTACGTCCAGTATGTCCTGTTGAGATGCGCCTAACTGGTCAGAGCTGCGTGCCATTTTATAATAAAGATCGCCGGTAGCAGCATACTCCTGCCTGGTCTTCTGTGCAATGTCGAAAACCTTCTGCTGCATGTCCGCTTGTTCTTCTGCGGATTTTGTGACCAGGCCAATCCGGGAATTGACGTTAGTCCATTCGTCGCCGATCTTAACGACTTCACCAGCGCCTAGCGCCAGACCGACAACCGCAGCCATCCTGCCAAGAACACCGATAGCGGCAGTTGCACGGTCTTTAATATTCGCAATGCCCTGGTCAGCCCTTTTAAGTTTGCTTTCGTCCAGGCTAAAACCAAGACCAATAAGCAGTTCTCTAACGACCATGTATCACATCTCCTTTTTAAAGGGCATAAAGAAACCCGCCATTAGGCGGGTTTGTACTTAATATTTCGGCCTTGTATCAATCGTTTCTTTGTTTTCTCGGATGTATTTTTCTATAACCCCATAGGGAGATTGATTATTATATTTTTTCCATTTATCGCCTCGCGTATCTCCTGTCACCCATTCGCCGTTCTCGTCGAAAGCGGCAAACGACAACAATCTGGCAATGCTTTCGTTAATGCTAAATTCATTCGTACTTTCCATAGTGGCAACCTTTGACCACACGTCTTGCTGTTTCTTCGCAAATTCCGGAGAAAAGGTATGCTTAATTTTAACCTTGTAGTTTGTTGGCTGGAGTGTAAATTGCTGGATGGTATCCGATTCAAATAAAAACTTGACTTCTGGATTCGCGGTTTTAACCTCGACCCACTCAGCAGATGAAATTCCTGGGAAAAACAAAATAGTAATAACAATGAGCAGTTTCCCAATTGTCGATTTAATATATTTCCCCAAAGCATGTCACTCCTTTTTTGCCATCATTATACCATATTCAACCACCTCCGACTATAATCTCCAACAAAAAGGAGCCTTTCGGCTCCCGATGACATTTACTACTTTAGGCTGTTTTATCTCCGTACTTTATTGCCATTTCTTTTACTATGATTAAATAACCTTCTATCAATTTTTTGTCTTCGGCAATAACATCAAGATAATTCAGACTGGCTATCTTAGACTTGGAAACACCTTCTAACGACATGTTTTTACGTTTGTTTGTCAATCGGATTTTGAGATTAACGCCAAAACGCTCATCGAGAAGCTTATAGCTTTCTTTTCTCACATCTTGGATTAATTCATTGCCGCCCAATTGCTTGGCTATTTTATTAATTAATGTCGTTGCATCCCGCCGCCAGTCGTTAGGGCTAAGGGCAACAATCTCACGAATCCCTTTAATCTCATTTGCCTGTTCTTGCTGAGCGGCAGCAAGTCTCTTAATCTCCTTATCTTGTTCAAGAAGAGATTGTGTGGCCTGAGCAAGTATTTCAAGTTGGGACATTGGCTTAGTCACATACATTCCGGTTCGGCGAATAGCCGGGAGAATTTCGTCAGCAACGATAGCCTGGAAGGCTTCTGCGGTTTCATTTTTGGCTTTCATCGCCAGCCGGTAGAAGATGTTTTCGGGGATGAATGATTCTGCCACTTGTGGCAGAAGGCCAAATTCTGCTAAATGACCATTTACCCTTGACCACCTAACAGATTCATACTCTTTTCCGCTCTTTGTCTCGGTACTGGTAAACCCCAACCCTCTTGCCACATCTTCCAAATTCAATTGTGCAACGCCGTTTTCATCAATATACCCTCGTACGCCAGAAATGGTAATTAAATTACTCATACTTTTCCCTCCATTCATTTAACCATTGGTCATAATATCTAAAATCTACAAAGATAGTCCCGTCTTCGTGCTCTACCCAATTTGCTAGATTTTGCAGGTCGCATATAATCGTGTCATTCATGCTCCTGCCTCCATTCGTCCACATATGCCGGGTCAACAATGTATGTACCATCGGTGAACTTCACCCATTTGAAAAAGCCTTGCAGGTCAGCGAACGTTACATTACTCATATGGCTGCACCTGCCTTCTTCTTGTCTATCAGATGTTCAATGAGCATTAAGACAATTAAATCTAACACAAGGCTGTCGTTATCAGTCATAATGCATCACCTGCCTCTTTCTCGCGTTTCGTTTCGGACATTACGTCCCATAGCCAGAGGCGAGCTAGGATTTCAACCAGCGATTCATAGGGGATATCCGTTTTGGTCATAAAAATACCTCCATCATGCTAAACCTTGCAGATAGAGGGTGGAACATGCTATACTTATAGCAAGTAAGCCTCTTCTGAGGTTTGCGGGATTGGAAGTCCGTCAGAGCGGCAAACTTGAGCGGGCTTCCTTTTACTTTTGGGATTTTTCCAGGTCAGATTTTATAAGTGAGATAACATAGTCCTTGAGGGTGATTCCCTCCAGGGCTATTTTTACTTTTATCTGCTTATAAAAATCTTCATCGACCTTGAAATTGATGGTTTTTTCCATTACATCCCTCCTTGGTACAATATTACAACATTACATTATATAATGTCAAGAGGGATTCCCAAAATAAAAGGAAGCGTTATTTTCTTTTCCCCGGCGCATTGTCCTTCGCTCTTGCGTCATCAATCGCTTGGTCCTGAATATCAGCCTGCATGTCTAAAATTGCATTTAGCTTTTGTAGGTCAACCAATGTTATATCCCCGGACTTCACCGCCTCCAAGCGGCACTGCTTTGCCGCTATCGGCTTCCATATGATAAGCTGTTCGGCCACGTCTTGCCGGAGCGTACCGGGGATGTTCACCGACTTATCCTTCCGTTTGCTAACCCAAATTGGATTAGCTAGGTTATAAAAAAATCGCTGTAGTTCACCCGTAGCACTTGCCAGGCCAGTTCAAACATGCCTTTTAGTTTGCCGTTGTAGATTGCCGCCAGCGCGGCCCTATCAAGCTTTTTGACCTTATCCCGGTCTCCATAAGGACCATAACTAATATAGTCGCCGTTGAGGATACGAGTAAGCAGGTCATTCAGTTTCGCGCCGCTAACAGCCGCAGACAGTTGTTTTAATGCGTTTTCAACGTCCAGTTCCTTGCTCAGGAGCTTAGACAGAGTAACGGCTTCTTTCTGAGTTGGCAGTTCCTCCCCGGGCTCATCGCCTGCGGCGCCAAGGTTCGTTTTCCCAAGCGCAGCCCCTAATGCAGGCAGAACCGTCTTTTGCAGATCGCCCAACAAATCAAGTGATTTGAAAGGGTCCATAGGGCGAAGGTAAAACGTATATTCGCCCTGATTAAATTCCGTGATATCCATTAATCATGCCCTCCTACAAACAAAGTGCCGTCAGCGGTATTCAGAACCCATTCCGTATTTCCTCCGCTGGCGTCGTTGGTCCGGTTTACCTCCGGATGCTTGGTGATCCACGCCTGCGAGGCGAAAAACGTCGTTCGGCCCGACAGGTCTTTTACCAGGAGGGGGAGGATTCCATCTCCCTTGCTCCTGTCTCGGGCGTGAATAATTGACAATTCATCATTGCTGGAACTTGATTGTTGCAGTGGAATCGTGACCTCGTGCCGCCGGTCTGGAGACAAGGTTCTGACGACCTGCCCGTCGCAGCCGACGACGGATGTGATCCCGTCACCCATCGGCGATATAGTGATTATGCTGTCTTCGGAGAATCCGTGAATATTCAAGCCGCCAAGGGAAACAAGAACCTTTTTCGGATCATATGTCGGCATCCTTTACACCCCCTCTAAAATTCATAGGTCAGACTACCGGTAATTTCAGCAACGTGGATTGCTCCGGCCAGACGCGCAGAAAACGTCATATCCTCCAGGATACGGCTTGCTTTGGTGTTTGCGCTGATGTTAGCAGCCAATGGTACGCTAATGACATAGCCAGGAATTTCGTTGTCGTCTTCGTCGTATTCCGTCGGCGCGATTCCACCGCGGCGCTGTCCGAGTTCCAAGGCTTCGGCCATTTTTGCTTCAATGGTGGCAATACCATCATCTGTATATGGCACCTTGTCGCGGTTGATCAACAGGTTAAAAATATTGACTTGCATTTCTTCTTGCAACCAATCGCGGAAGCGGATAACGTCAATCCATTCGCCAGCGGCAACCTTGCCGGTCTGAGTAATTGAAACGCTGTCCCTAAACGATTCGAAGGTATTGCAGTTCTTGGCTTTGGCGGCCAGGAATTGAGTCTCAGTCAGGCGGTCGGTAGTGACTCCGGCCAGTTTCTTGTTTGCCCAAGTTTCTCCGCCAGGCAATACCGCAAAGCACCGAGCCATGCAAGCCAGTTCCGGAAAGTCTGTCGCGGCGTCAGCGTGGTAAAAACTAAATGTCCGGTAGTAGTTGCTTTCTTTTAGCAGGTACGGCGTGTCCGTGGTAGACGCTGCGGAAACGGCTCCTGCTTCTGATACAGCAGTCCCAAACAGTTTTCCCTCGGCTTCGGCCCAAGCGGCCACTGCAAGGATATCGGCAGACGTGCGGCTGGTAAGCCCCAAACCATACCACTGATTATCTTCTTGAACGATTGCTGCCAGCGCAGCAGCCCAAGAAGCGTCGGCCGCTTTCTTTTGTCCTATCTTTACATAGCGCGGGCGCGGCGTCTGGCTTAGCGCATCGCGCACGGCCAAATAAGCGGCGTCAGTATCTGTAAATCCGTCGTCCAGCATCGCACTGGCAGACGTATACGTTACCACACGGCTTGATTCAACGACTTCCGGGCAAAGAATCAGGATCGTGTTAAAATCCTTTTTGTTAATGCCAGTTGTCTGCAAACTAATTTGCACGTTGGCAATTCTGGTTATATCGGCCATTATTGCACCCCTTTCGTAGTAATGTTGACCTCGACCTCTGCCGGGTCTGTTTCGTGTATAGTTTGGTCCCGTTCGCCCAGTTCGCCAGTAACAATGACGGTAGTAATGTAGCCGGGTTCGTCTTCTATCGACCTGCCGTACGTAACATACAGGTCAATATTTGCGCGTTCTTCCCAACTCCTGCCGTCAAGTAATGCGGTTAAGTCCTGCGGGGCTTCGGCGCGCGGGAACGCAATGCTGGCAGCAAAACAGCGGTCTACAATCGTAGGCCGCTGCAACGCTGTCCAGAGCATATTTAATTTGTCGATTGTGCCGGTCCCGAAAGCATTCACGGAAAGGGTAGCCTCTTTCTGGCTAACCACGTCAAGAATGCCGGAACCGTCTTTTCTGCGCCGGACCTCAGTCCCTGTTGTTCGCTCGGCCGACAGGCGCAGGCTGATATAGGGATTTGATGGTTTTGGCGCGTTTTGGTAATCCCATATACATTTCGTTCCGCCGGTTAACTCCCTGACAAGCGGTAATATAAAGGCTTTCGCCTCGGGATAGGTCAATTGGCCTTCACCTCCACGGCAAAAGACTTGTAATGTGAGATAACCCCCATTTGATGGGCATTACAGCCAACAACTTCCCACGTTTTCCCTAACCAAGTGATGAGATCAGCATTTCTGCCAGTGTCTCCTTCAGTTTCTGCCTGTTCAGCAGGGAAAAGCTCGGCGCTAGAGTAAATCTTCACAGACTTACTCGTCCTGCGTCCCTCTGGAAGAGATTCCATTTCGTCAACTGCAAGCGGCTGAATACTCATTGGTATGGTTAACATGAGCGGGGCTCCAGGAACCCAATTACCGTCATCTCCATAATCCCCTTCAGTGTTTGCCCTGGTTACTGGTATAGGTTTTCTAAAGCTGCTCATTGGTTCACCTTCCCGCTGCCGCGCTTGCGGACTACATAACGGATTGATTGACGCATGCGGCCAGAGTCGATAAGGGGGCGAGAACTTTTCTTTTTGCGAATCGTACTGGGGGCATTAGCGGTAAAAGGGCCGTCAACAATTTTGCGCTGGATATCTCCCTGCATTACGTTGCCGAGCATATCCATGGCCCCCTGCGCCGTAGTCTTACCGTCGACTATTTGCCCGACTTGTCCCCAAGCTGCCGTTTTCCAAACACCTGTTTTCTCATCGAAAGTATCTCTCATGAATCGGCGCTCAGGGATAGTAACTGAATGAGCACCAACAGACACATCGCGGGCAAAGTTAGACCGCTTGGCTTTTACGAACCTTCCACCTCGCAGGAATTTGCCCTTTGAACTAATCTTATGAAAGACGGTCTGTGTTCTAGCTTCACGGTCAATTACGGCACCAAACTCATGTATTGCCCCCAACTCAGCCATATCCATAGTTCCATCCTTGGTCTTTTTGCCCGCCTGCAGCCCGACAGCAATCTCCTTGCCCTTTAGCTCGGCTAACCCCTGCATGATCCGGCTGAATCCCCGGTCAATATCCCTGATTGCCTTTGCCACGCCATCACCCCATCCTCGTTAGAATCGGTGTGATAACCATCCGGCAGATACGCTTGTATTCCAGGCCGTAGGCGGTGCGCTCCAAGTTATCGGTAAAACTGCCGCTATTGGAGTTATTGCCGTTATCGGAGTAGCTGCGGGATAGGTCGCCCTCTTTCTCAGCTGTCACCCTGCCGCCAGTAGCCGCGCCGCTATTACTGCCAGATTCGGCGATGGTCGCCTGCCACGAAAGCCAGTGAGCAACAAGGTAAGCATGCGCCATAGGGTACAGCTTACCAAATTTGCTCTCGCTGATCATTGGCGCAGTTAATTCGATCAGCGCCGTTACAGTTTCGTCAGTCGTTGCTGTATACTCAGGGGCTACAATGCGGAATGCCTGTAGCACTGTCATGGCTATTCACTCGCTTTTTTACTGGCTTTGGCAGCACTTGCCGTAGTTTCAGTAATTTCGGTCAGAGCCAGCTTGCCAGCAGAAATATAGGCGGCAATCATCGGATGTGCAGCCTCTTCTGCGGTAACTTCAATTGCCTCGGCGCCGGGAATGAAGTTTTTCGCCCCAAGGCAGATAACGCCTTTGCTAGTGTTGGTGATGAACTTAGCCATATTAGCAGCCCTCCGCTTTCATGAGAGATAACGGGAAATAGATGATCACGCCGCCATTCCGGGAGTGGCATGGAACAACGTACTCCAAACCTTCCATTTGCACCGGAAACTGTTCGAACGGTTGCGGGATCTCAAGGGTCAGTTTGTCTGGCGATTTCTTGTAGATCATGCAGATATCAGTCCCGCCTGTGCCGACGCCAACAAACTCTGGAACGACCTGAACACTCTTGATATACGGATTGTTTGCCAAAAAGAAGGCCAGGATAGTAACCTGCGTATCGCCTACACGCCGACTGGTCAAGTCAGAGTGGGTCGTGTGACCAAGCAGGAGAGTGTCCGGCCTTTCTATGTTCTTGGTTAATTCCAACATCTTAGTAACCATGCCATTCAGATCACGCAATACTTGATCAGCGGTCTTGTCCTTAAACTTAGTGCTAGTGCCAGTTCCGTCCGCAGGCAATGTGTAAGCCGGAATATTTGGATGAGTCAACAGTCCGACAAGGCCATGTTCTTCGTCGCCGAAAAAAGCAATGTCGTTGACCTGCTGGTCATTGGCGCGGCGCGCGGCGCTGGCTTTGCGTTGTTCAAGCGGTTTGCCCGCCATCCGTGCGCCCCGGATATCCTGGATCGAATAGCCGTAGCTAACGCCAATGGACTTCACGTCAGAGGTGAATTTCTTGCCGACCAGATCCACGCGCGGCAAGTCGGTTGAATAGTTGGCAATAATTTTCGCTTGCCCGACTTCGCCGTACTGGTGGTAGGTAATGGTTTCAGCACCGGCGCCTGCAGAGCTATCAACCGGGATAATCCCAAGTGCGGACAGTTCAGCCAATACAATGTCATATGTCCGGGCCTTTACACTCTCCAATTCCTGGGCAAAGAAAATGCTCTCGTTGGCGTCAAGCCGCTGAGAGCTTTCAATTGCATATAAATCTCTTTCGTCGTAACGTTTTTCCATTCGTGCAATCGCCTCCTTAATTTAGTTCCACTACGGCCAACCCGGCCCCAGTGGTTGAAGTGATAAATTTAGCGCCGGTAATTGCAGACGCCAGCGGACCAGCACCAGCCGCAGCAGCCCATTTGCCTTTGTTTGCACCGGAGAATACCAGGAAAGCGCCGTTGCCGGCAGTAACCGCCTCAGTGACAGGAACCCACGCCCGGCCTTTGTTTAGGACCGGAACTGTCTGCTCATCCTTATAGATTACATTGCCGTCTGCGTCCTGCTCTTTTGCCTGCAGCATCGCAATCCCAGCTACTACAGCAGTAGTTGCAGCAGCAAGCTTTACCTGCTTTTCTTTATTTGTTCCAAGGATAACGCCCATTCCCGGGTAAATGTCATCTGTTTCAACAGCATAGGCATCCACACGACGAAAAGAAATATCGTACTGCGTACCGGCAAGCCCAACGGGCATTTTCTGATTATAGGTCAGTTGCATTATTATTTACCCCCTTTGTCTTCGCCCTTATAGGCGTTTTGTTGGCGCTCAATCATTTTCTGGCGGCGACCTTCGGCAGAATCTTCCTCTGCGTCGGCTCGTTTGCTGACCTGATACAGTTTCTTGCGCTGCTCGGCCATGCTATCGGTCCGTTTTTCGGCTTTCGCTAGGTCAAAGGCGGCGTTGATATAGTCGTCAGATTTGCCGGCAGGGTCGAATGAATCACCGTGAACAGCCTTAATAACGGCTAGTTTGATATCCTTGTCAGTTAGCTCGTCGGCTTTGTCGATACGGAAAGTACCGGCAACCTGCAGCAGATCGACGCGAGTCTTTACCGCGGCGTTAATGCTGTCAGCAGCATCCTTGCGGACCTTTTCCAGTTCTCCCGGGTGAGCATCGACCTTTACTCTCAAGGTGTCGCGTTCGGCTGTCACGGAGTCAAGCCGCTTCTGAGTATCCTTGCCTGTAGTTTCGGCCTCATCGGCTCGCTTGTTGGCCTTATTCAAGGCGTTGACCACTTCCGGGGCGGCTTCATACTCAATGTCGTCTAATCGAATTTTCATTGATGGTTTTCCCTCGCTTTCATTTTCATAGATTTCGTCCCCGTCAAGATTCAGACGGGCTTCTCCACCGGCTCTCGCCGCCGGGACAACAGATAAGTGATTGATCACAATATTGCGCTGGATGTAGTCGTATTTCTCGCCTCCGGGAGTAATGCCAGGACTTGCTTCCGCATCTAGGCGATATCCAAGCGATAACTGGCGATTACTCCCCATAGCCGCAGGATCGTGAATAACAATGTCGCCTAGCACCTTGTCTCCATCCTGCCTGCCTTCGCTGATCATTGTTCCAACCGTAACCCGGCGCGCGTTCTTTGGTGTTACCTCACCCTCGGTAGGGTGACGGATAGTGATTGGTTTGCCCTTGTAGGAGGCCAGGCTATCCGCCCGAAAGACCTCTTCCGGTGGTCGGTACTCTCGCCGCGCCGATCCATCAGGATTGCGGTAAACAAAAACCCCTGTCCTTGTCAGAATGGGGCTATCATGCAAAAAGCCGTCAGCGTCAATTCTAGCGGACGGTAAGGTTATACTGTCATAGCGTTTTACTGTCAAATTCTCACCTCCTTTCGGGCATAAAAAAACGGCTATTCGCCGCTAAGACTTAAACTCGTACTTCATCCTTTTAAGCACAAACTGGCTCATTATCTTGAAACTATTTTGTGCGTTTTCGGCTGAAACAAGTTTCAGTTTTATTCCTGCCAATAATGCCATTTGATAAACCTTAAACGTAAGCCACACCCAGTTAGGCCACCATATCCGTATTACAGGGAGTTTCACAGATCAACACCTCCTTGAAGCGATTCAACGTTAATCACCGGCAAAGCCACACAGCGGCAGGCTATCTCCAATCCAGGCGGCTTGCCGTTGACTAATTCAAGTACCTTGATTGACTTTCCGTCTCGACCGTTAATTACCTTTTCAGCCATGCCGCTACCCGGCCAAGCATAATATTTGCCTTCGCGGTCTGCGTGGCTATCACGAACGCGAGAATCCCTGCTTGAACTCCACTCATAAACGCCAATCCCGGCGCCCATTTGCCTTTTTTCGGTTATCAGTCCATTTAGCGAGGCGGTCTGATCACGCGCAATCAGTTGTGCCCGCCGACTGGTTACGCCATACAGATTTTCAATCTCTTTCCCCATGTCTCTGGCGAGCGTGCCTTCCGACAGCCCCCGGCTCACAACCCCTTGCAACTTTCCGAAGTATTCATCCGGGATTGTCTTAATCAGCCTAACATTCTCAGCCGTCCATTCTTCCATGATCCTTCGTAAGTCCGGGTCAGGCAGAAAGATATCAACCCGCAATGCAGATCGCAGAACATCGTAAAACTCGCCACGGTTAAATCCTCTAATCTGTTCGGCTATCCTCGACGCTCTCTGAATAGCCTTGTCAGTGGCTCCAATCGCCGCATACGCCTCTTTGATTAGGCGGGTGATGTATTCTGAATCGGTTTCGTCTAAACGGGTGGTAAATTCTTTTGCAGACCCTATCCACCATCGCTCAACAATTTTCTTTCCGTATCGGACCTCAGGTATATAACTAAGAATAAACTCCATTTTGCTCATCGTGGCCTCGCGTAAGGCTCTAGCGACAGCGCGGAGCGTGCGAGCATAATCGCGTTCAATGGCTGTAGGATGTCGCCACTTGCGGCGCGGGACGATGTATCTACTTTTCGGTTTCGCCATCGTCAACCACTTCCTCAGGATCGGGTTCTGGCTCTGGCGTCACATCAAGCGTCATGTCCATGTGTTCGCTGTATTTGCTGTCAGCCGCCAACATTTGGCGAACTTCCGAACCATCAAGCGCATTAATATTGGCATAAGCGGTTGCGGTGTCCGCCTCTGCCTTATCAGCGTCAGCATTTAGCTTGCGGGTTTCTGCTTGCTCTTTCTCGCTTGGCATCCAGATAGGATTAAATTCGACATTCCATTTCTCAAGTTGAACGCCACGGAATAGACCGTGCCTAGACAACATCAGAAGTCGAACAAGCTTGTCAATATTTCCTTTTAGCCGACGCTTTTGCAGGCGGCGAACCAGGCTATAGAATATTTCATTATCCGATTGCCCGGTCGCGCTAAGCCCTGCCGGGGAGCGACCGAAGAGAACCGTAAAGGGAATCCCTGTCAGCGCACATACATACAGGCCGAACCGGTCAATCATTTCAGGTATTTGAGACAAGTTCATATTGTGCAGTTGAAAATCGTCTTTCGCGTCGATTGCCACAGTATTAAGGATTGACCGGGCCATATCAATGAGTTGCAGGCGAGTTTTAACCTGTTCTTCGCCGTCGTCTGAAGCTAGTTGCTCTAGCAGTCCTTCAAACTTAGTCACGGACTGGCTCATGCGTTCCATAATCATACGCGCCAGCCGGTATGAATCGTCATTGCGCGCCAGCGAATCAAAAAGCCCTTGAACACACGACATTCCCCATCCTTGGCGCTGCAATCGCTCGCGATTAGGCAACGGTTCACCGTCGAACAGCAGCACCCTGCTCCGGTGAGCATAAAATAGTGTTCCGTCTGCCGGGTTAAATTGATACCATTCCGGCATGCCGAAAAAGCGACTATGATCATCATCGTTAATAATGGCGTTCTGAATAATGACCTCTCGCTTGTCGTACACCTTTAGCGTTTCAATCTCTGTGATGTTGTTTTCTCGCAATTCGTCTTCGAGCGTTCCACCGTCATTCACCGAAAGCAAAATCGCGCTCCCGCCGAACAACCGACTCCACCGGACGGCGTTAGCGAAATGCTCTTCTGCATTCAGATCGTCTAGCATCTGAATAGCCAATTCCTCTTCTTCGTCGCCGCAGACCTTAATCCAGTTTTTAACCGCTTCCTCTGCCGGTAGGTCTACGATCCGACGAACAAGGCCGTCGCCGTAATACATGGCGGCTAACTGCTGGTCAGTCAGTAAATGGCCCGGCTGATAGCGGGTACTTGCGAAAGGGTCACGGCCTTTTATATTGCTGCCAAGAAATGCATTTGTGAAGCCGTCTTGCCTTTTTGTTTTTGCCAAATCATCACCTTCTTTTCTTACGAGCTAACACCGGACCAGTCCCTTATCCCTTGTATTTCTGCGAAAGCATCACTTGACGCATCCACTTGGTCATCATGGCCGCCATCTGGGAACGCTTCTAACTCAGCAAAGTATTCTTCATTCCATTCACCGGCCACTACAAGCACATTACCACCTTGCCACTGTGCACTGAACGGCTCTGCCCGGGTTATCTTGTCGCCCGACATACGCTCAGTTTTAACATTGTGTCCTGATAAGTGCTTGACATAGCTTTGGGCCTGTTCTTTACCGGCCTGCCCGGGGTCTTGTGGCACCCTAATTTTCACATTCCTGTATGTTGCCCGGTCAGTCTCAGCAGTGTTTTTTGTCAGCTTACGAACATCATTAGCCGCTTGAGTAACTCTTTTAACATGTGCCACAATATAACGGCCATCGTCCAATTTACCCATCAGAACGCCAGCCGTCGCATCCGGAGAAGGATTCTCAGGTGTTGGTATGGTAGCTGCCAAATCCCACGCCCTGCACCACTTGACCACCTTGCCGGGGATAACCGGAACGACTTGCACTTGATTGCGGTTGAAATATAACCCGGCAGCAGGTTTGATTTTCCAGTTACCAAATAGCAGGCGTTCTTTTTCGACCTTACTTTGTGCATTTAGATTGGCTAAGTACCCGGGGTCTTTCTCAAGCAAAATCTTGTTGTCGTATATACTGGACGCTATAAAAGTAAACGATTTTATCATTATGGGGTCGCAGGCAAACTTCTGTATTAACTCTTCCCGCGAATCTCCCCATTGCACAATGTCTTCAATGACGATAAAAAAACGGATTACCCCGCTCCGTTCTGGTATTGGATATCCTGTTTTTTGATTTATCCACCAGGAAATGAACTCAGCAACCCACGAATCTGCATCGGGGTTTGTCGTAGCTCGTATGTATGGCCTTACCCCGCACACAGAGCGATTACGTGATAACATATAAAAAAACTGCTTGCGAGTGAAATGTGTCAACTCATCAAAGCAGATTAATGGTACTTCTGAACCCTGCCAGCTAAATACATCATTGTCATATTGAAGATGCGCGAATGTTACCTTTGCACCGGATGGAAATTTCATCATTAGGCGCGGTGTTTGCTTTGGGATAGCCCCAAGTAGAGGAAATAACTCAAGAGCTTTATCCCACAGTCCACCTTCGTTCGTTATCTGTTGTGTATTACGGCGAAAGATAACGCTGCCGAAGTTTTTGTTGCTATGGTGGCGGATATTTTCAAGCAAAAGCGCGTATGTTTTCCCTCCGCCTGCTGCTCCGCCATACAGGGCTATATCTGCCGATGTCGCGAGGAATATTTCCTGTGGCCCCGGTTGCGGCCTGATCTCGATCACCGGCTGTCACCTCTATTGTTATCAGGCAGGTAAAAGCTTACCTTTTCAGCAACTAGATTTCCTTTATTGCTATCATCGTCCTTGATCCTTGCAACCTCGGCCCGCAGTTTTTCTGTCCTCGCCTTCTGTTCTTCTGTCGCCAGTTCTGATTTGCAAAGTTCATCATACTGCTTAATCATGCTTGACAGCGAATTCATAGCCTTTGCTTGCACGGCGAGGAACGCCGCCTGACGATCCCACGCAAACTGCACTTCGTAAGTAGTAGAGTTTAATCCGTCGGTCTTAAGCTCTTTTACAATATCGTCTTTATCCTCAACATACATGATCTTCTGTGCCCGGAGGATAGCCGCATACTTAATGCAGATATTGCCCCAAAGTATATCTATTGGTGACACATCTGCCAGACTGTCGGCAATCTCTAATGTTTCGGACGGTAAATATTTTGCGTACAGGCCGTGCGTCACGGCATTATTGTTCCCTGGCTTTGCCTTGCCGCCACGATTACCGATAGCGTTTTTATTCCCCTTAGGCGCTCCGTGGCCCTTAGCATTCTGGCTACCGTAAGGAGGTCCTATCTTTTTCTGTTGTACAACATTACCCTTGCTTTGTTGTACAACATTTGTTTCTTGTTGTACTAACCACTTATCGCGTTGCTTCCAAACGGCTACTTTTTTTTCATCTTCTCCGACCAATTCGGCTATTTGCCGGTTAGTGATATCGCCGTTATGTTCAAGCCATATTTTGAAAGCCCTGTCTCTGCTAGGACTCCGTTCTCGTGCCATCTACACCGCTCACCACCTCCCGGTTTTCAAATCAAGTTACTTTAGCACGCCAGTCACCCGGCTGCTCTTAAACTTGCCGCCATCTTTCCGGCAATGCGGGTTGAAGGTATCCATCATCTGCCGGCCGATCTTTGGCCTGTATGACTGACACTGGCAACCGTCAAAGATAACACGTCTAGCAATGCATATTTCAATCCCGTGGTGTTCGCAGTCTGTTCTTGCGCAATCGACTGTCGGCATAATAGACACCTCCTGTATTTTCGGCATAAGAAAAAGCCGCCCCGCGCACAGGAACGGCTCGCACCGCTGGCGCATACGGCCAGTCGGTTGGAATAATCTTTGTCGTTTTTGCGGAATAATTTTTGGAATAAAATCAGTCGTTCAATTCCCACTATAGCAATTTTAGCATGTCAAGCCCCTGCGAAAGTCGCAACTTTGTCGCAAATATCATTTATCAATCCCATTTCGATTCCAATTGCTTTAATTATTCCATCTGCCCACCGGTAAAGAGTAGCCCGGTCAATGCCTATCTCGCGCGCTATGCCTTCGTCTGTGAGCGTCTGCGGCTTCGTCCAATACCTAAGTTCAACCAACCTGTATTTATCTTCTGGAAGTCTGTTCACCACGTTTTCTATCGCCCGGCAGGTCTGCTCCATCCGCCGAATCCTCTTATTCGTCACCAATTGCAACGCCTTGTCCTGGGTAGGGTTACTTAAATCGTAGCTTGTGCCGCCGTTATTGTCGTGTACCGGAGAGGCCAGCAGCAGCTCGTTCTTGTCCTCGCCGATCGCGCGCAGGGTGTCGTTATAGTCGCGGAGCTCAGCTTCGATGTACGCTTTAATCTCTCGTCTAATTGCCATTGTCCCCACCCCCATATAATCTAAACGCAGGAATAGGGCGGTTGATCCGCCCTTTATTTTATAATCTATTTCCCCTTCAATACACGTGGTTTTCCGACGAATCCACCGCTAGCAAAGAAGTTTCGCACCCCTACAATCAACGCCTCACTGTTCTGTTGATGAGCGGACTCGCATTTTCGCGCCAATTGTTCAGCTACCCCAATGCCAAATCCGCTAACTTTCCAGCCTTGGCCGCATATTTCGCATGAGCACCACTCGGATTTTAACGGATAGTGCAAGCCGCGGCATTCTATTGCATCCTGGCATGTGTCATAGCGTGCATGACAAACGGGGCATTCGTATATCGTCTCTTTTTTCATAAGGTTCCTCCCACTCCCAAAGCCGCTGAAACCCTTTAGCCGGTACTGGCTCAATCCGCCGGACGTTTTTGAGTATCCAGGCGTAGCGGCCAGGTTCGAAGTGACCAAAAGCGATTTCATCAGCGCCATAAGTTTCACGCCAGCCATAACGCGGAGTGAAATGGATCTTGGTAAGTAAGTTTTCGCCTATACATCTCCCATTGCTTCCCCGTATGAATCGCAATCGGCCCCCTATAGCTCGTCGCCCATCTCCGCGTCTCTATCTGCTTCGCGCCGCAGGCTATCAGGCTGGCCCACGGCTGCAGGATGGTTATGGCTTTCATGGCTGCCCCTCCGCTACCTGTTTGATCGAATCTTTCCATGCGACTTTCGGACGGCCTTTGAGCGCGGCATATAATGCCCGAATCTCGCTGTCACGTTGCTGATCCTTGATCGCTAGCGCAGCCAGCGCGACTTGCTGACTATCCTTTAAAACGCGCTGGTCAATTTTATTCATTTTACCTAACCACACTTTGTCGGTAACATAAGACTGAACAGCCTCAAACGTCCTGATAGCATCCTCCTTGCCGGAAAGCATCGGTTCCATACTGACTGATGTCGAAAAATCAAGTCCATATGCCACCATCAAGCACGCAATACGCTCCTTTGGCAAAGGCGATCCCGGTTCCCAAAACCTTGACAAGTCGTCGTCGAGCGTGCCAATCGTAAATCTAAATAAGATTTGGTCTTTGAAATGTTCCAGTGCAAATAGCAACGGCTTAATGCAGTCCATTCTTGGCTTTGACACGACCAAAACATTGTTACCGTTCCGCAGGGTTTTGGTCAGCACATCAATTGATTTTTCAAGATATGTTGGCGTAATGTCGTGGATTGTCGGGAACATGATCACACCATTTCTCTTTGCCATGCCGTTAGGGAAAGCGTTTTCTCTGACTGTTTCACGTTCCCATTCGCTTCTGTCGGCAATCCGCTTGTATCGCAGAGCGTGAACGGTTGCATAGCAGTACCGGCATTTATTCCGGCATCCTAGTCCTATGTTCATTGAGTGTTCAGACCATTCGCGGGTTCCTGTTCCTGTTCTTGCGTCGCTAAAGTTGGCTTTCATGACCGCTCACCTGCCGCATCCAGCCGCTGGCGCAATCCGATAATACCCGTAATAATTGCCTCTGCCTCTTCGGTCGGTTCCGGCCCGCAATACTCACTGTTTTTAACCGTACCCGGAGGCGCAATAGTTTCGACGACTTCTCTGATTTGTCCTAAAGCGGCCCATAGAGCTTTTCGGTTATCGCTGTCAACGGCAAGTTGGCGGCGCAGGACAGCGTTCTCGGCTTCCAATCCGCGCACATTAGCAATCAAGTCAAACAGTACAGGATCGATCAGTTCGCTAGCTTTTCGCGCGTACAGGTATGTATCCCTAATTTGCACAATCTCGTTTGCTATTTTTTCGATATCGTCAAGCCATGTTTTCATTTCTTCCCCTCCATAACCTTGCCATCGTTAAAAATAACGTCAAAATCTTTCCCGCAATCAACGCATTCATAATGAACAGCAATGGCATCAAATAAGTTTTCGTAGTTGACTATCCCGCAATCTTCACTGTCGCATCTCGGGCAGTTTCCGGTAAAGCGTTTCATTTCTTATCACCGTATTTGCGTCAGTTTGTGCTCGGTTGAACCGTTATAATCGCCTAGCTCAGCATGCTCTCTGAGTTTTCTCACCGCCCCAGCCACCGCCTCAAGCCTGTCAATGCGGTCGAGCAGGGCTAGCAGAGTAGTGGGGTTTATAACCAGGTTAAGCGATACACAACCATTGCAAACGCAAGTGTCGTATGTCTTTTTTGTTTTTTCATGTTTTTTAACATACCGTGCCGCCTCCCGCAGGGCTTTTGTGTCAATCATGGCAACACACCCCTTTCGATTAGCCGACTGATAAAACTGACGCTGGCAAAAATATTTGCAATAAGTCCCAGCCAGTTGAACCAGCCACCGTTATTCAGTACCCATACAAAAAACGCCCCGGTAAATATCAAATTGCCTATGCCTAAATAGTCATTCACCCCTGCTCCCTCCCGGCGCGAAGGCGGCAAACACCCAACAGAAAACAATTAGCGCAATCTATGCTATCGTCAGGCAACCTATCGGGACAACACAGCTTTTCAGCCGCATCAGCCTTTGCCGACAGGGATTCGATTAGGTCGGCGATTTCGTTAGCCCTTTGAATTGATATTGGCTTTATGCCCGGAATGTTTGGAGCAAAATTAAGGAATTTACTTCGCAGTATTTTGATCGCCGTATCCTTGTCAATCATGCTACTCCCGCCCCTCCCTTAATCCACAAAACATTCACTATCCCACCCGCACTTTCTACAACGATAACTCCATAATGTTGGATAGCCATGTTCGGGACGCTTATCGCGATAAATTATTTTGCCGGTTTTTACATTCCGACCAATAACACATTCATAAGTCGACAGCCTAGTTATTCTATCACTGCCGCAATCAGGACACTTTGTTATTTGGTTCATGTTTCCCCATCGCCTCCGCCGCACGTTCTTGCCAATCCTTACATTTCGCCTTCCCGGAGTAAGGCGGGAAATTCGGCAGTATCAGTTTGTCATGGGCGGCGCACCCAACGGCAGTTTCGCTTACCTGTACGAGATTGCCGCATGTCTCGCATGTACCTGTGTCAAATTTCATTGTTCTGGCGAGTAGGCCGCCAGGTTTAAGCATTGTTTGTGTCATCGTTTCCTCGCCTCCGCCAGAGCATCGATAGCATCTCGAATTTTTGCGCCCTTATCATCCGCAACACCCTCAGTTTCAGCAAATCCGACGATATTTTTAATATCCTCATTTAGTTTTATCACCGCATTTGCCGCCGCTTCCAACTTACGATTCCGGTCTATTAGCGTTCCGAAATTTTTTCTTGCTTCTGGATAAGGTAATCCCTGTAACCCTGCTTCGCTTAATGCTGCTACAAGTGGGTAAATATGCTCTGACCAGTTTATTGTCTGAGTACCAATAATACTATTACGAATGTTGTTTATCTTTTCCATTGCCGCTTCGAGCTTCGAGAGGCGACTCAACTCAGCAATGATGCTTTCCAGCTTTTCTTTGCCGCCGTTGTGCTTGTAAAGATAAGCCGAACCAGTAGAATTAAGCACAGCTAGTAAGTCATCGCAGGTTTCTATCGCTTTTTGTAAATCACTCATCGCCGCTACCTCCGATCAAATCCGGGTTGTCGTGGATGTTGCCGCTCTCCCTCTCTAAAACGATAATGGACAATATCACCCATCCGTCAAGCAACCCGTACATTGGTCCTTTAAGTACATGAGTGACAACCGA